GGCGCGAGTGGGTGGAGTGGATCATCGAGCGCTGGCGCAACCAGGAGCCGGGCATCACCGAGAAGAGCCGGGACATGGGTATGAGCTGGCTGTCGGTCGCCGTGGCGTGCGGCGTGTGCCTGTTCAACGATCAGGTGACAATCGGGTTCGGTAGCCGCAAGGAGGAGTACGTCGACAAGCTGGGCCACCCGAAGAGCTTGTTTTACAAGGCCCGGTTCTTCATGGACCTGCTGCCCGTCGAGTTCCGCCGCGGGTGGGACGTCAAGCAGCACGCCCCGCACATGCGCATCAGCTTCCCCAACACGGGCAGCGTGATCACAGGCGAAGCAGGCGACGGCATCGGGCGGGGTGACCGGGCGTCGATCTACTTCGTCGACGAGGCGGCATTCCTTGAGCGCCCCTCCCTGGTCGAGGCATCGCTGTCGGCCACCACCAACTGCCGTCAGGATATTTCCACGGTGAACGGCACGGCCAACCCCTTCGCCACCAAGCGGCACAGCGGCAAGGTGCCGGTGTTCACCTTCCACTGGCGGGACGACCCGCGCAAGGACGACGCCTGGTACGCCAAGCAAGTGGACCGACTCGACCCGGTGACCGTTGCCCAAGAGATCGACCTGAACTATTCCGCATCGGTGAGTGGTGTGCTCATACCTGCCGTATGGGTCTCGGCATGCGTCGATGCGCACAAGAAACTCGGCTTCGAACCTACCGGCGAACGCCGCGCAGCCTTGGACGTTGCCGATGAGGGCAAGGACAAGAACGCCCTGGCCACCTGCCGCGGCGTTCTGCTCTCTTCCGTCCGTAGCTGGAGCGGCAAGGGCGACGATATTTTCGGAACGGTTGCAGAAGTCTTCAAGGAATGCGACGACCGGGGGGTTAAGGCATTCCGCTACGATGCGGACGGGCTGGGTGCCGGCGTGCGCGGGGACGCCCGCGTGCTGAACGAGAGCCGCCAGCGTACGATAGAGGCCGTAGCTTTCCGGGGTTCGGGCGAGGTGCGCAACGCCGAACGCAAGATCCCTCGCGCACGGGCGCCAGGCCCAGACGACTACGACAGCGATGAACGCACCAACAAGGATTTCTTCCAGAACGCCAAAGCGCAAGGGTGGTGGGAGTTGCGGGTACGCTGCCAACGCACCTATCGCGCGGTGAGCGGACAGGATACCGAGTACGACCCGGACGATCTGCTGGCCATTGACGGATCGATACCCGAACTAGGCGCTCTGCTGGGTGAGCTGAGCCGACCGACCTATAGCATCAACGGCCCAGGTAAGATCCTGGTTGACAAATCGCCGGACGGAGCGCCCTCGCCAAACCTTGCTGACGCGGTGATGATCCTGTTCGCACCGGAAGAGCAGAAGACCCAGCAGATGGGCATGCTACTCAAACGCCGATAACCCCTGTACCATTGGGCGAATCCACTCAGAGGCTCGCAACATGCCCACCACCCAGACGATCAACAACTACCACGGGACCTCGACGCTACTGGTCAAGGCCAACGGTGGTCAGGTCACCATCGAGAAGCAGGTAGGCGGCGCATGGATCGTCGTCGATACGTTCAAGGAGGATGGTGGTTGGGTCTATGCGTTCGGCAACAGCCCGACGCGCATCACGCCGACCGGCGGTGCAGCCTACGAGGTGACCGCATGAGCCTGATTATCCGACAGCTTGAGGGCGGCGGCGAGAGCGCTGCGGTGGCGATCAAGACGCTGAGCGAGCTGGGCAGTTACAAGTCGAGCGAGCACAACGGCAGCACGGTCTACATCCGCGCGGCCAACGGCCTGCTGCGCCCGGCCTATGCCGACGGCACCGGCAACTGGCGCTGGCTGTCCGACGATACGGTCGCCTACACCGACACGCCTGCGCGGTTCCTGCGCGGTCTGGCGCTCCAGGGTATGGAGTCGGAGGGCACCAAGGTTCTGCCCGGCGTGGCCGGTACGGACTACAACCTGCACCCCGATGCGGACTTCGACTACTTCGCCTCGAAGGGCATGAAGCTGATCCGTATCGGCTACCTGTGGGAGCGCCTGCAGCCGACGCTCAACGGCGCACTGGACGAGACCTACCTTGGCTACCTGATCTCCTGCATCGACCGGGCCTACGCGCGCGGCATGACCGTACTGCTGGACTGCCACAACTACGGCCGCCGTCGCGCTCTTGGCACCAACGGCGCGGTGTCCCTGATAGGGTCTGCCGGCACGCCCATCAGCGCCCTGGCAGACATGTACACCAAGCTCGTCGCGCGCGTGAAGGGCCGTCCAGGCCTGTTCGGTTACGACATCATGAACGAGCCGCACGACATGCTGATCCCGCAGTCAGCCGGTACGTACAACCCCAAGCGGACCGGCACTGAGCTGCAGCTGATCCCCAACTACAAGTTCGCGCTCAACACGCAAGGCTTCTCGCTCGACGCGATCTACACCCGAGTGACCGACCAGGCATTCGACGGCGGGGCGCCAGCGATCAAGATGGTGGGCGCCAGCGGCAACTTCGACAACTTCACGACCAGCAATGACGCGGACAGTGGTTATGTCGTGCAGCCGAGCACCGCCTACGTCCTGACGCTATATTACACGGCGGCCGGTACCGGCAACGATCCGAACGTGGCGGTCAACACCGGCAGCGCGTTCGGCACCACGCTAGCTTCGGCCAAGATGACCAAGACGGGCACGCGCACCCGGCTCTCGATCCCCTTCACGACCGGGGCGAGTGATACCAAGGTATGGCTGCGCATCCAGAACCTGGGCGGCGTGATCACCGCCTACTTCAACGCACTGAATCTGACACCGGGCGCAACGGCGGTTGCCTATCGGGACTTCTGCTTCACCGGCCAGTACGCCACGAGCTCGCTCATGTACCAGGCGTGCATCACGGCTATCCGCAATGCTGGCGATCTGAACTCCTGGTGTATCGTCGAGACCGATGGGTATGCGGGCCTGCACAGCTTCACGCAGAACTTCGGCCCGGACCCGGAAATCTGGTGGACCGACCCGGCCAGCCGCACCATGCTCTCGATGCACTACTACTTCGACCAGAACCACAGCGGCGCGTACGCCACCGCATGGAGCCAGGCGCTCACCGATCGGATGGCCGGCGAGATCCTGCCCGCCCTGCAGTGGGGCCAGCGCAAGGGCGAGAAGCTGTTCATCGGTGAATACGGCGTCCCGCCGGGCACCAGCGCGAGCGATCAGGGCTATCAGGCGATGCTCGGCAGCTTCCTGACGTACCTCGACACCTACCAGGCGTACGGTGCGTACTTCGCCGGCGGCGTGCAGTTCAGCTCCGAGACCACAGTCCAGCCGCTCAACAACTACACGACCGACCGTCCGCAGATGGCTATCCTCCGCGCTCATCTAGGTTGACAGTACGTTCAAAGCCGAATAGCCTATCACCTATCGAACAACCCAACCGATAGGTGATAGGCATGAGCAAGATCGACTGGAGCAAGGCGCCTTCTGACGCAACGCACCACCACCCGCAAACTAAACTGATTACGGAGCATTGGTACCGCAAAGGGTTCTTTTGCAATGTTGGTTTCGAGATGGACGGCTGGCAAAAAGATATCTGTCCACTGGAAAATGCGCCGTATTCCGAGAGGCCTGCCGATCAAGAGAGATCGATGCCGGCAACAGCAGCGTTCCCAAGCCCTGGCGTTGTGCTTAGTCCAGGCAGCCATAACCCTCAGCAGCAAGGTGCCTACGAAGGCATGAGCCTGCGGGACTACTTCGCCGCCAAGGCTATGCAAGCTCTGATAGAGGGCGCCCTGGCTAGCGACAGTGATTTTCCGCACGGTGAAAACGTTTCGGGCCGAGCATACGCGTACGCCGACGCCATGCTCGCCGAGCGCGCCAAGTAATGCCGATCTACCTCGTTCGTTCCGACGTAGCGCACCTGGTGGTCCGGGCCAATAGCCCGGCCTGCGCCCGCCGCGTCGCCGTCGAGAATGCAGGCGCCGAGGGCACGGCTCTCTGGCGAGACCCCGAAAAATCAACCGTCAGCCTCGTCGAGCCGGAGAAAGGCCGCATCGGGCTGGTGATCAGGAAGGAACTACCGCAATGACAGATATCGATTGGAGCAAGGCACCCGCTGATGCGACTCATGCACGGGTCGAAGAAGGCCGCGTATGGATCTGGCGGAAAAAGACCGCCCAAGGCGATTGGATGGCTTGGCACTATGAGAGCTGGAACTATATCGCAGAGCCGACTCCCGAACTCTACATTGCGCGGCCCGTATCCTGGACTGGCGAAGGGCTGCCGCCGGTTGGGTTGCAGGTAGAGAACAACTTCCACGGGCCCGTGATGGTCTTGGCGCATGGCGTCTTCCGCGGTCAGGAGGTAGTCATCTGTCAGGGCGATGACACGATCGTCACTTGTACACCAGATACCCTATCGCCTTTCCGCACCGCCGAGCAGATCGCGGCGGAACAGCGGCGAGTTGAAATCAAGCATATTCAGGCGGCCAGCTGTGGGGATGCTATGCCTGCCATTTGCGAAAGCGCTGCCGCTGCCCTCTACGACGCCGGCTACCGCAAACAGGAGCAAAGCAAATGACTCAACGCAAAGAAGACCAGATCTACCTGTCCGCCCACCGTGAAGGGGACAATTACGTCGTGCGCGATCAGCATGGCCGAAAGTTGGCGGGGGTTCGCCGGCTTTCGCTTTCCGTCGATTTCGATGACGTCATAGAACTGGATCTGACAGTGCTTGATTCACCAGTCACCACCGAAGCGAAAGCCCACACGGGGTACAGCAAATGACCGCATCCACCAAGACCGGCGGCAGCGTCGACTACTACACCTGCAGCGTGCCGGCTGAACGCACGATCGACGGGCGCCCAGGCTACGACGCGCAATGCCTGGAAATCATCGAGACGCTCGGCATGTCGTTCGCAGAGGGCGAGGCGTTCAAGGCGATCTGGCGCAGCTGCGCGGCCCGTACACTGGGCAAGGTCAAGGCCGACTGCGATGCGCTGTACAACGCCGAAAAGGTCGCCTTCTACGGTCAGCGGATGGTCGTCGAGGCACAATTAGCCGAGCCTGAGAAGAAAGTGGAGCTGCCCGATGGTTGGGTGTCCTTCAAGAAGGGAGACGCGCTTCCCGGTCCAGGCACTTGGGTTGAGGTGGTTTACACTTCTGGAGCTTGCCGGGGGCCGCTTGAGCTAGGGTACTTCCGTTGGGCCGGAGTCACGGCTTATCGGATTGTTGACCGGGAAAAATTCGATCAGAGCGAATGGGGTAAGTCGGAGCTGCCAGGCTCATCGATTAGCCTTCGCGAGCACATATTCAAGCTGGCCTCGCGCCAACGTCCGCTCGCCGGTAGCTGACAGTCACCAACTGATGAACCAACAAGGAGTGACAGTCACTCCTTGTCCTCCTGCCGCGCTTTCCAAGCCTCGCTCGCCTTGCGCAACCGATCGACCAGCCCTTTGCTCAGCGGCTGGCCCTGATCGTCCACCAGCACTTCGCTCGAAGTGCACTTGCAATTGACAGCATTCCCATCCTGCGCATACCAGTCCCGCTCCTCGGCCACGGTGTAAAGCTGACCACTACGGGCGGCGTGCGTCGGGCGGGTTGTCGGTGACAGGGCGCTGATGTGCAGCACCTTGACCTTCACGTCCAGCCGGGTGGCTGCATCCTGCGTCTCGTCGAGCCGCGCGGTGCGCAGAGCCTGGTTGATCTCCGTCCGGGCAATGACAGCCGCGCGGCGTTCCTCGATGCCAGTCTGCTTGGTGATGTTGCGGGCGATCTCTCGCGGGCCAATCCCCTGAGCCAGGCCGGCGGTGAGCTGCTGGCTTAGCCCCTGCTTTACACTGGCCGACAGCCCTTTCATCAGCTCGAACTCGCGGGCCCGGATCAGGCCGATGCGGTTCTGGTACGGCTCGGACAGCAGCAGGCTTTGCAGTGTGGGCCGCAGCGCCTGATACTCGGTCGACTGGATGCCCAGGTTGCGCCAGCCCTGCGCGGCGCCCTTCTCGTAGGCCGGGATCACATAGCCGACGGTGAACCAGTTGCGCAGGTTGTCGGCGCCGAGCAGCTGGTCGACCAGCCGGCCTGTCTCTTCCAGCAGCTGGGCCAGGATGCTCGGCAGCGTACGGAACTCGTAGCGCTCGGCGTTGACGGTGACCTGGTTGAATTCGATCTTGTCGAGCAGCGCGAGATACGCGTCACGGCAGCGGCGCACTAGGCGATTGAACTCGGCCATGGCCGCCCGCTCCTTGGCATCCGTGCCGGTCGGGTCGCTCAGGTTGGTGGGCAGTACCGGCGAGCGGGCCATTACTCGATCACCTCCGGCGCCGTATCGGGCAGGGTATCGGCTCGGGCCAGATCGACCGCTGCGTCATTTTCGTAGCCGGACACTTCGCGCATCTCGGCGGTCAGGTAGACGGGCGGCTCACCGGTGCCGGCGTTCTTCTGGTTGATCGTAGCCATCTGGTCGGCAAAGGCGAGCTTCTCGGACAGCGTGGCCTCGGTCAGATCGTCCCACATGAAGGTCGTCTCGGCACCTGGCGCCGGTGCAATGGCCTTGATGCGCACCAGATGCTCGACGATCTGATCGCCGTCCATAGCCAGCGGGCCTTCGCGGCGACCCTGGCCGCGCTTGTTGAACTGCTTGAGGTCCTCGACGCTGGCCCGCTCACCGGTTTGCATGCCGACGATCACTTTTGCAGGCAGCCCGGTCGATGCGGCCACGGTCTGGATGCTGATATCGTAGTGCGGCGATGGATCGGCGACGGCGGAGACCAGCGGCGTGGCGGTGGCGCCCTGCGTGACCATCAGCCGGTCGCCGCCGTTGTTGAGGTCGCGGGCTTCCTCGTTGAACAGCTTCTGCAGCTCGGCCACCCCGTCCAATTTGTAGTCGCGAGCGATCTGTGCCAGATTGACGTCCTTGTCGTAGTTGACGTGCATCTGGCGGCCGGCGTTCTTCAGGTAAGACTCGCCGCTCCCACCTTCGACCTTCTCCAGGTTGACGAATGCGTTGTAGGCCGCCTTCAGGAAGCTGCGCCCCGCGCGCCAGTCACCAAGGATGATGATGCGGTCCGGGTGGATCTTCAGGTTGCGGGGTGGTACGCCCTGGTCGGCCTTGAGCTCGCCTTCGCTGTACTGCCAGAACTTTGGCTGGCCGTAAAACTCATTGTTCTGATCGGTGATGGTGTCGACCGGAGTCAACTGGCCTTCCCAGGCGCAGATAATCTCGCGGATCACCACGGCCCCGCCACTGACAGGCTGATCGAATGCCTTGCCATCGGCGATGCGCAGGATCAGCCCTGCAAAGCGTCCAACCAGCCGGTATTGATCAGCTGTCTTGAAGGCGTGCCAGAGCTTGGTCTTCTTGGCGAGCAGGCGGAACTCCTTCTCCCATGGCGTCTCGGGCCGCTTCTCTTCGAACTCGTCGCCTTCGATGACCCAAGGGTTGGTCTCGAAGCACTTGTCGTTCAGCAGGTTGACCACGCCGTACGCCACGCCTTGACGGTCGTACAGGTTGTAGAAGTCGTTGAAGTCCAGGTAGGTCTTCCAGCCGTACTCCTGCCAGGCATATTTGCGCTTGTCGTCGGAGCCCATCTGCGCCACCAGTCCGGCGCGGAAGTTGGAATTGAGCATTGACTGCTGGTTGAGGGCGGCATTGACTGCCATTCGTAGGTTATCCATGCACGGGCGTCCGGTGGCGTTGAGTTGGCGACAGGTTAGCACGGACGGGGTTGACAAGCAGCACAAAGGCGAATAACTTGAAGGCTCTCAGGTTGTGTGACTTTTCCGATCAAACCCTACGAGTGGCGCGCCATGAAACGTGACTGATCAACCAACGCCAAGTGCCCGCACACGCGGGAGTTGCACCACGCGTATCGCTTGAAGCCTCATCGAATTCGGCTGATGGCTTGAGGACTTGCCGACCCAGGCGGTACACGTGGTGCAATTGAATGCGCAGGCTGATGCGAGAGCGGATTTACAGCGTGGCCGGTAATCGTGCCGGACCTGCTGGGTGTGAGGGTGAACGCCCCGGAGCTATTGACCAAACCCATGCCGGAGATCAGCACCGGCCATTTGCACCAACCGGAGACCCGCCTAGCGCGGGTTTTCTTTTGGGCGTAGTATTTGCACGGGTGCGGTGAATGGCTTAATGATGCGTCTCTTCGGACAGCGGCCACCGTTTCACATCACAGGAGTCGGGCTTTGAGTGCCCGGACAAGGCTCGCATGTAAGTCGATACCGGTATGCCAAGGCGGTACGCAACGGCAATTAGGGGCGCGCTGCCAGAACGAGCACACCTGCCACCCGACCAAATCAACCAGAGGACTACGCCACCATGCTCAAATTCCTGAAGACCTTCGCCCTTTGGTGGCGCGGTGAACCCGCTCTGCCAGTTGCCCGCCTGCACGTCAACAGCTCCGCCGAACCCGAGCAGTTGCGCGTCAACCTCAGCGCCACGGTCAACAACGCCCAGATCCGTCGTGGCGTGATGCACAACGGCCGGCCGCATACCGTGATCCCCAGCTACACGCTGCCGGACGACGTGATCATGAACGGCCTGCTTTATCCGCACGCCGAGATCGAGAAGAGCTACAAGGGCCTGGAGGGCAAGTTGGCGCCGCTCGGCCACCCCACGCTCGACGGCACCTACGTGCCGGCCAATACCGCAGAGGCGATCAACGCCCACCACATTGGCGCGTTCAACCGCAACGTCGAGCGTCGGGGCGAGCGGGTGTTCTTGGAGAAGTGGGTCGATGAGGAGTACGCCGCCAACACCGAGGGCGGCCGCAAGCTGCTCGAAGCGCTGGACAAGGGCGAGCCGATCCATACCTCGACCGGCATCTTTCTGCAAGCAGACCTCACCGCGAATGGCAAGTCAGCGAACGGCAAGGCCTACCGCGGCACCGCGCGCAACATGGTGATGGACCACGACGCCATCCTGATCGGCGAGATTGGCGCGGCCACGCCGGACGATGGCGTGGGCCTGATGGTCAACAACCTGCGCGTGGAGGATGCTACCCCGCTCACACTGAATGAACAGGGCATGTTCGATAGATTTTTGCAATGGCTCAAATTAGGTGTAAACTCCGAGCCTGACACCACACCAACCGCCGAGGGCGAAAACGATATGGATCCTAAAGAACTTGCGGCGCTGCTTGCCGCCAACCAGACCGAAACCCTGGCGGCGGTAAAAGCCATGCTGGATCCGGTCGCTACCGCCGTCGGCGATCTGCAAGCCAACCAGAAGTTGCTGAGCGACAGCCTGACTGCCAACAGCCGCGCGGCCGAAGCCGAGAAGCGTTCAGTCGTGGCCGAGAAGCTGGGCCAGGAAGTGGCCGATGCACTGACCGGCAACGCGCTGGATCAGGCTCACGCCAAACTGGTCGGCGCTGCCGGCATCGTGTCGGGCTTCACGGGCAACCGCTCGGAAGACGGCAAGTTCAAGCAAACCCAACTCCCGGAGTAAGACGCGATGCCTATTGATATCGGCCCAAAGCGTAAAATCTATCGCGGGGGCGTTGAAGAGAACACCCCTCAAGTGATCGAGCTGCCTGCCGCAGCCGCTGGCATCATCGCCGGCAACGTGCTGGTGCGCACCGCGACCACTCTGGCCAAGACACCAACCGCAGCCGCGCCGGGCGTCTATGTGTACGTGGCTGACGCCCCGATGCACAAGAACACGCTGACCTACGTCTACGCCGCCGGCGAAACCGTGTTCGGCTACATCCCGCGCAGTCGCGACGTGTACCTGGTGCGCGTGGCCGCTGGCCAGACCCTGGCCGCCGACAGCCCCCTGACCATGGATGCTGCGGGCCGTGTGCGCCTGGCAGTCCCTGCAACCGAGCCGGTCATCGGCTATTCGGTATTCGCCTCGGCCGGTGCCGCAGTCGATACCCTGATCGACATGAGGATCAAATAATGTCGCTGATTCTGAACTCTCGTGTCGTCAACGCCAGCGCGGCGGCACGCTCCCAGTACGAACAGCGCGAGCTGTTGCGCCAGGTCGCCTACTCGGGCGGTCGTTCGTTGGCGCTCAACCATGGCCTGCAGGTCAACGCCCTGCCGGATCTGGACGAAAAGGCTTGGCTCGATCTGGACAACCAGACCGTGCAGCTGATCGGCCAGGAATCCGACCCACTGTTCAACGACGTGATGGCACTGAGCCGCTCGGTATCGATCGGCAAGCTGGTCGCCGCCTACAAGCGCATCGGCGCGATGGACGTCGGTGACACCTCGCTGACCGGCCAGACCACCAAGCTCATGGGCGACATGGCGACCGACTACGATGGTATCGTGATTCCGATCCACCAGAAGAGCTTCGGCAAGAAGTGGCGCGAGCTGGAAGGCCAGCGCAGCATCGGCTCCGATGACGTTGCCGATCTGCAAGCCGCTTCGGTGCGCGAAGTCATTCGTCTGATGACCGTGAACATGATCGACGGCAACCCGTTGATCAACTACCAGGGCGCCAACTCGTACGGGATCAAGAACAACCCGAACACCCTGGCCGTGACCCTGACTCAGGACATGACCAGCCCGGCTGCTACCTACGCCCAGTTGCAGGCTCAGTTCGCCACGTTCGTTCGCGCCCTGCGTGGCCCGGACAACCGCGTGACCGCGCCGATCACCGTCTACATCTCCTCCGAGATCGAGACCAACCTGACCCGCACCAGCGGCGCCACCACCATGGACCGGTCTTTCTACACCGCCCTGCTGGCTGACACCCCCGGCGTGGCTGCGATCAAGACCAGCTGGCTGCTGACTGGCAACCAGATGATCGGCGCAGTGCTGAACAGTGCCTACATCCAGCCGATCACCGGCATGGCCATCAACACCACCCCGATTCCTCGTCAGGTGCCGTTCGCGGACTACCACTGGATGACCTGGAGCGCTTCTGGCCTGCTGATCAAGGCAGACCAGGCGGGTCGCGCGGGCGTAGCTTATGGAGCATCGGCATGAGCAAGAAGACTGCAAAGTTCGAACTGATCGGCACCCTGGTCGGTCATCCCGAGTACCCACAGGCCAAGCGCGGCGACGTGCTGACCCTGGAAGTCGGTGATGACGGCAAGCCTACCTCCGAACTGCTGGTCAGCCGCACGCGCCCTCTGGGCCGTGAGCTGGTCACCGGTGAAGAGATGACCGAGAAGGAAGCCAAGGGCAAGGCCAAAGAGATCATCGAGGGTGCGAAAGCTCAAGCCCAGAAGATCCTTGACGACGCCAACGCCCAGGCCTCCGAGCTGCTGGAAGCCGCCAAGGGCGACAACAAGTAAGCCGCCCGGCACGCTGATCGAAGAGCCCCGCTAGTCGGGGCTTTTTGTTGCCTTGGTGATATAGAGGGCTCACCGGTCCAGTTCTGCGCGATGCAAAATTGCCTTAAAGTCCTCCATTGTTAGGCCGTTAGGACGGGCAAAGTGGTCTAGCGAGAGTAATAGGCCAATTTCATCTAGTAGAGACCCTATGTCTACAGATGCCAAGATCTCCTTTGCGCTGAATTGACTGATTATCGAGCCCTCGTCGACTTCTACCACAAGTTCAATATGGGAGTCTTCGCGGTAATGGGAGCTACTGGCACAAGAGAATCTTGCGCATTCAATATTTATGTACTTCATCAACTACCCCAAAAAGAATCCAATTGAGAAGCCCGCCCCAGCTAATGCTGCGAATAGGACGAGCATGAAACCAGAGTTCACTCGTTCCCACGGATGCAGGTTGCAGATCACCGCTATCAGATAAGCCAACCAAATCAGGAAACCTACGATTGTCCCTATCATCATTTCATCACACCCCCATCGCCAGCAGTATGCAGCCCAGTACCGCCACAATGGACAGAATCTGGTAGCAGCCGATCGCGCAGTTGCGCTGGCGTAACGTGGCGCGCAGCTCGCGGTTCTCGGTAGCCAGGCGTTGCGCTTCATCGGGCCAGTAGGCGGCCATCTTCGGTGACGTGAACGGGTTGAGCAAAAGGTGCGAAAGGTCAGGGGCGGGCGGCGATGGGGGCAGTAGAACTTCTACACCCTCGACAAATCGAACCCGGCCTCCGGTTTTAAGGTGCGCTCTGGCTTCTTTGGAAATAGTCATCTCGGTTCACTCCGTTGGTTGATAGGCCCTAAGTTATCCGCCTTTGACAGCTACGTCAAGCACTACTTTTGCCTTTAGTCGGCCGGCGCGGTACCCTATCGCCATTACCTGGAGAGCCGCCCGTGGAACTGACCCTAGCCGATGCCCGCACGTTTCTAGCCTCGCTAGGCGTGACCGTTCCCGATCCGCTCCTGCAGCTGCTGGTCAACCAGATCAACGCTGCCGACATGTGCCTCAACGCCAACTACGACGCAGGCACGGCCGGGCTGATCAAGTATTACATCCTGGCGCTGCTCGGCATCATGCAGCCCAACCGCATGGTCACGCAGCAGCGCGCACCGTCTGGCGCCTCGCAGTCCTATTCGTTCGGCACGCTGGCCCAGGGCTACAAGCAGTACACCGGCCTGCTGCGCAACCTGGACAAGTACGGCTGCATGAGCGGCCTGATCCCTGACGACCCGGACGCCGCCAACTGCGCGTTCTTCATCGGGAAGCCTTGCGAATGAACGTGCATAGAAAATCAGGCATCTACTCGAGAACCAACCGGAAGAACGGAAAATTCTATATCGGCTCGGCTGTCGATATCGGTAACCGTTGGGCGGTTCATCGTATGTCCCTGCGCCAAAATAAAAGTGGCTGCCGGAAGCTCCAGAACGCCTGGAATAAGCACGGCGAGGACTGTTTCCTTTTCGAGGTGGTAGAACTAGTCCCTGAAAAAGCACGGCTCATCGAGCATGAGCAGATGTACCTTGACCTTCTGAGCCCGCAGTACAACATCTGCAAGAAAGCAGGAAGCGCGTTGGGCGTAAAGCACTCGCCGGAGACCCGAAAAAAGATGTCCGATTCCCACAGTGGGGAGAGGAACTACTGGTTCGGGGTGACCGCAGACGCAAATCCTCTTTTTGGTCGCTGTCAGCCCGAGCATTTGAAGAAATTATGGTCTGAGATGCGGCAAGGTGAAAAGAACCCAATGTTCGGTGTAACCCCTAAACATGCGAAGCTGAGCGTGCAAGTGGTTCAAGAGATCAGAATGTTGATCGGCTGTGGTTTGAGGAATAAGGAAATAGCTGAATTTTACGGCCTCAGCAAAAGTAACGTTTCCCATATCCGACGTGGTCGGTCCTACCGGGGAGTGCCTTGAATTGTCGAAAATAGCAGCCTGGTCATACACCAACACAGCCACCGTGCGCCCCTGGCTCAGCGAGGACGGCTACACGCACGAGATCGTCTACGGCGAGCCCTACGAGATCGCCTGCACCTGGGCGGCCGAGTCCAAGGAGATGACGGCGGCCGACGGCACCGAGTTCGTGAGCGCCTACATAATCTGGTCCGAAGACGCGCGCCCCAAGCACCTCGATCTGATCAAGTTGAACACCGTTGCCGAGACCGACTGGCAGGAGATCCGCAGCCACATGGAATGGGATTGCAGTATGTTTGCTGACGTGCCCGACTACCGGACGGTGACCTGATGCCTATTCGAGGCTCGGAAAAGGTCCGCGCCGCCCTGCGCGACCTGATGACGGACGTTGCGGGCCCGCGTGTCGAAAAAGCAATCACCGAAGCCCTGATCGTCGCAGGCGGCCTGGCCGATAGCATGACCCCAGTCGATCTCGGCACTCTGATAAACTCCCGCTATCGAGTGGTCGAGAAGATCGACGACGGCTGGGGCGGACGCTACGGCTATACGGCCGCCTACGCTGCAGCGGTACACGAGCGCACGGGTAAACTCAAGACCAACCCCCCTACCCCCCGGCGAGACTTTGGGGTCACTGCAGACGGCCAATCGTTCGGCGGCGGGTCGGGCAAGGGCAACTATTGGGATGGCCCCCTCGGTCCGGCCAGCGCCGAGCCACATTGGCTATCGAAGGGCTTCGAAGAGGCGGTGCCGGATATCCGCGCCGTTATTAAAAGGAACCTGCAACTGTGATCGCACCGACAGACGCTGTCAAAGCTTGGCTCGAAGCCGATCCCAACTGGGCAGCCTACGGCTTCGAGTTTCAGCAAGGGCACTGGCAAGACACGCCGGCCAACTCGAAGAAACGCATGTGCTTCTTGACGAGCACGGGCGGGCGGCTTGCGGCCATACCCGAAGTGACTTACGACACCGTGGAAGTATGGCTACTAGGGCCGCAGAAGGGCGGCTCGGACATGATGTTCATTCGCAACCTTGCCTACGTCATCCGCTCTCGCCTTGTCGACGACTCCCGTCTGGCCTGCGAGGTCGTGCAGTTCCGACTGCAGGCTGCGCCGCAAGGTCCGTTCTTCACCACAGAGGAGCGTCCGTATATGCGATTAAACTTTGAGCTCCTGTGCTAATATGCTAGGCGCCCTCTCGGGCATACCTGAAATCACTGCTAGAGGGCAAGAAAATGCCAGTATGCGCAAATCAGCCGATGACCGGCAAAGACTACACGCTCGAAATGTTCATCGGTTGCGGCGATGTGCGGCCGGACTCCGAGGACTACATCCCGATCGGCGGCTTCACCAGCAAGGAGCAAACGATCGAGTGGGATACCATCGACCCCACCTCCGACCTTTCTGTGGGCAACATCAAGGAAACCGCGCCGAGCTACCTGAACTACTCCATCAGCGGTGACCTCGTGGCCCGGTCCACTGACGTCGTGGGTGCGGTCAACCAGATCGCCCTTGTCAAGCACGTCGCTACCGGCGCGGCCACCGGTGGTAAGCCTTACGCCTGGATCCGCTTGACCGGTCCCGATCTGACCTTCGAGTGCTTCATGGTGATCACCAACATCTCACTCTCGGCCCCGACCACTGATGTGGTGACCCGCTCCTTCGAAGCCATGGCGGCTTACTCGCCGTTCGGCCTGATCATCACTGACACGCCAGTCGTGCCGTAATGCAGGCGCTCACCGCCGTAGGCGAAGTGGGCATCGAATATGAGGGACGTTCGTACTTGCTGCGGCCGTCCCTTTTTTCCATGACCCGGATCGGTACACCCAAAGAGATCGTCGAGACCTTCGGCATCATTATGGGCGGAGAGCCGATAGCCCACCCGGTATTCACTCCCGATGCGGTAAAGCGTTGGCGGGCAATGCGCTTCGAGACTTGCCTCCACGTGATCCGTAGCTGCTGTGACGAAGATGTGACACCCCTTGTTGGGGGCTTCGTGCCTTCACGCAACGGTGCCGGACTCCGCTACCAGCCGGGCGGTATGGCGATAGATGCAGTCCTGGCCATTGCGCGCTGCCTCATGCGCCACGGGGTCGTTGGCAATGCGCAGCGCGACACCACAAAGCCCGAAGAGGTCGAAGACTTCAACACCGAATTCAATGCCGCCGACTTCGTGGCCAACGCAATGGCGCATCTTGGAATGACCGCCGCAGACGCCTGGCAAATGACCATGACCACTTTTCACGGGGCCATGCGAGCAAAGTTCCCTGCGCCTCCAGGCGGCAAGCCACCAAAGCCGCACACGCCGAAACAGTATGACGCTACAATGGCCCGACTTGAGAAAATCAACGCCCTGCGCAGGGCATCTAAAAAGTAGGGTGACTGAACGATGGCCGGCGAAAACTTAGGGACCATCTACTATTCGGTTGAGGTCGAAACCGATCAGCTGATCAAGGGCACGGCCAGCGCCGAGAAGCAACTGGACAAAACCGAACAGGCAATGAGCAAGGTCGACAAGGCCTCGGAGGGCCTGCGTTCGAACCTGTCGAAGCTGTCCTTGGCGTTTGCTGCTATCGCTTCCGCTCGCGCCCTATCGCAGATGGCGCAGGTGGTCCAAAAGTATCAGGAGTACGCCGATCGGGTGCGCCTTGCGACCAGTAGCACCGAAGAGTTCGATATGGTGCAACAGCGCTTGCTAGCGACCGCCAATGGCACCTATCGCTCCCTTGGGGAGGCCCAGGAGCTTTACATCCGCACGGCCGCCAGCTTGCGCAGCATGGGCTATTCGACTGAGCAAGCGCTGGACGTGACGGATTCCATGTCCTACGCCTTCGTGAAGAACGCCACCTCGGCTGACCGGGCAGCCAACGCAACTGACGCGCTTTCGAAGTCGATTACCACCGGTAAAGTGGCCGCTGATCAATGGGAAACGATCACATCGGCCATACCCACAGTCATCGACGATATCGCCACGGCCAGCGGGCGTACCGCCGCCGAGGTCCGTAAACTTGGCGCCCAGGGCAAACTCACTGCGCGAGATTTGACGGAAGGCCTGCGTAACTCGCTTGACGAGAACGCCAAGGCCGCCGCCGGCATGTCCAACAACCTCACCGATGCCGCCGTGCGCACGCGGACGGCCATCACCCAGGTGTTGGTCAGCCTGGAGAACCAGACGGGCGCCCTGCAGGCTTTCACCAACGGGATCATTGGTGCGGCTGACGCGGTCCTAGCCTTCGGCACCGACAACGAGAAGATGGCGAGCTTCCTGCAATTGGCCACAACGGCCGCGGCTGCCTTGGGCTCGGTGATTGCTGGGCGGCTGATCAGCTCAATGGGGGCTTTCGCGGTGGCGCAGGCCCAGGCGCTCAGCGCGGCAGTGGCCAAGATTGCGATTGACCGAGAGGCCGCTGCTCTTGCGGTCACGTCAGCTCGCAACGACCTCGCAGCGGCTGAGGCTGCAATGGCCCGAGCAAAAGCCATGCAGGCCGCTGCGGTCGGATCCAGTCAGTTCAACACCGCGACAGTCGCCCTTGCGCAGTCGACTCTCCAATACGAGACGGCAGCACGTAATGTCGCTACAGCAGTGGCCAACCAGGGGCGAGTCGCTGGCGTTACCACAATCGCCATGAACGGCCTGCGCAGCGTGATGGGCCTACTCGGCGGGCCGGCCGGGGTGATCCTGCTCGCCGCAACTGCCCTCTACACGTTTGCCACAAACGCCAAGTCAGCGCGCACCGAGACGGACTCACTCAACGGCTCGCTCGACAAGCTCACTTTCAACCAGCTGGGCCGCGCGGCCAACGAAGTGACCGAAGACGTGCAGGGCCTCAACAAGGAACTGGCGGCCGCGCGCAACAATTTCAACACGGCCAGCCGCCGCCCGTTCGAAAGCGATGATTCATTCGCCAAACGACAGGTCGAGCTGCGCGCCGCCCTTGACGATGTGAACCAGCGGCTGGCCGAGCGCGATGCACGTCTGAAGGATATCAAAGCTGCTCAGGATGCTCTGGCCGCCAAGAGCCTCAAGCAGAATAACCCGGGTCCGGCCGGCACTAACCCGCCTACTCCACCCGATGAAGAGTCGGCCAAGGTCATCAAAGGGCTCGAAGAACAGCAGGCCTTGCTCAAGGTGATTGGCTTGGAACGCGCCAAACTGGCAGCCATCCAGAAACTCGGGGAGGGGGCTAGTCCTGAACAGCGTGAAGAAGCTGAACGGCTCGCCGTCTCGATCTATAATTTGGAACAGGCAGAGGCCAAGCAGAAGGCCTCCAGCAAAAAAGGCGAAACCGAGGCAGCGCAGCTCGCCAAGAAAACAGCCGAGGAACGCAAGCGCGGCGCCGAAAGCAACATGGAAGTCTTCCGCAATCTCGGGCTAGAGATTTCCGCAGTCGATCTCAAAGCGCGCGACTTGGCGATGCGGCAGGCAGAACTGAGCCTGAATGAGTACGCCACGCCTCAGCAAGTCGAACAAGTACGAGCCTTGGCAGGCGCCCTCTTCGACTTGCGCCAGCGTAAAGCAGACCTCCAGACCTTGGGCCAAGTCGACCCGATCGTTGGCGCCCAACAGGGCTACGAGGCTGAGCTGGCCAAGTACCAGCAGTTGAACGACGCTAAGTTGCTGAGTGATCAGCGCTACCTGGAACTGAAGGGCCAGCTTGATGCGGAACACGCCGCCACGTTGCAACAGCTTGAAGAGCAGCGGTTCGCTCAGCAATCTAAAGGCAACGCAATGCTCATTGACACGTTGAACCAAGTTCAGACGGCAGGCACTTCGGCGCTGGTCGGCCTGGCAACTGGCGCGAGCAACGGCACCGAGGCGGTACAGCAGCTGGGCGCCGCGCTGCTCAACGAGGTGGTTGGCTCCCTCGTGCAGGTTGGCGTGCAATATCTGAAAAACCTCCTCATCCAGCAAGCGGCAGGCAATGCGGCGGTTGGCGCTACGGTAGCTCAAGCAGGCACCGCGGCGGCAGCATGGGCACCGGCCGCCGCTGCTGCCAGCATTGGCACCCTGGGCGGCGCGGCGGGTATTGGCTTATCTGCCATCGCGGCCATCCTCCCATCGATCACCGGTCTGTTCGGCGGCGGTCGCAAGGCGGGCGGCCCGGTCAATGCGGGCACCATGTACCGGGTGAACGAGGGCGGCGCGCCGGAGGTCTTCAACGCTGGCGGTCAGCAGTATATGATCCCGAACATACGTGGTGAGGTGGTCAGCAACCGGGACGCCACTAACGGGGCGGCGGGCTCGGGTGGTGCCGGCACCACAGTCAACATCCACAACAACAACGGTTCGAATGTGCGCACCAGTAGCAAGCAGATGGACCGCCAGGAAATTATCGACGTGTTCATTGACGATTATATGAACGGTGGCCAGACCAGTAAGGCCATCAGCACAGGTACCGGCACCAAGAGGCGCGGCACATGAGCATTTTGGATATCGTACGGGCCAGCGGCGGCAAGGACGTGATCATCCCGGCCTTCAAGCTGTCCTGCCCGGTCTGGGCGGAGAATACGCTGATCTGCGCGGGCTTCGACAACCTGACGGCGGGAGACGAGAACGGTCAGACGGTTACCTATCTAGCGGCCGGTCTTGACGTGTCCCTGCCCAAGAAGTCCAACGACGGCAGTCAAACCTTCGGCATGGCCGTTGACAACGTGCGCGGGGATGCACAGCGGCTGATCGATCAGGCCAAGGAGGCACAGGCCGAGATCACGGCCACTCTGTACCTCTACCTCGAATCAGACCCGAGTGCTCCGGCCGAACGGCCCTACGTCGCCAAGGTCCTCAACGCCAACATGGAAGGGCCGACCGTGAACCTGACGCTCGGCTATTTCGACTTGATCAACAGCGCCTGGCCGCGTGATCGGTACACCCTGGAGTTCGCTCCAGGTTTGGCCTATCTGTAGTACACTTGGCTGGCAGCTAGACCGGCCAGTCGAAAAGGGTTACGCCAACCCCTGCTGCAACCTTTCAGGCGAACGTGAGGCGACGTTATGCACCTAACTGCAGGAAGAGCAAGAGAATTATTTGAGTACGTGCCGGGCACCGGCCAACTTTTTCGTAAAGCCAGGCACCCCGGAGAGTTTAAAAGCGTCACTGCTTGGAAAATTTGGGTTACCCGGTTTTTAGGCACAGAGGCTTCTTTGCTCCAGGTAAAGGGCAACGGCTATCGCCGCATGCGAGTATTTGCTGATGGCCGCTTCGTTATGGCGCATCGTCTGATTTGGCTGATGATGACCGGGAGTCTGCCAGTTGGGGAAATCGATCACATTGACCGCGACGCTACGAATAATAAATGGGAAAATCTAAGAGAAGCGGGCGAAGGCAATCAGCGCAATAAAAGCCTCCAGAGGAATAATAAGTCCGGAGTTTCGGGGGTGAGCTGGTGCAAACAGCGTAGCCTGTGGCACGCCAGGGTCTGGTCAGCAGGTAAAGTCTATCAGACCCTAGGCTATTTTAATTGCGTCGAACAGGGCGAAAAAGTAGTCCTGGAGTTCCGCAAGACAAATGGTTATTCGGTAGGCCATGGTTTGAAGCCCTGTTACGAGGTGTTGAATGCCTCTTGATATCGAGAAGTACCTGAGTGTGCCATACGTGGATGGCGGACGCACAATGGCGGGCGGCGACTGCTGGTTTCTTACTTGCGCAGTACGTGAAGAGATGGGCCTGCCCGGCCTGCCCTCACTTGGCGGCACCACCCGACACACGCCACTGGCCATGGCGCACGAGTATGAGCGGGTCAGCGCGGGCCTTGAAGTCTGCGAGCCGTGCGAAGGTTCGATCGCTGCGGTCTTTCGCGGCAAGCTGATGATCCACGTTGGCGTGGTGGTGACGATTGACGGTAGACTTGCGGTGCTGGAAACCAACCCGGCGAGCGGGCCACGCTGGATGTGGACGCACGACTTCATCCAACGCTACTTCAAAGTGATCTTCTATCGTGATCAGAGTCTACCCGAACAAGCTGACCCTCGAAGCTGACGGCCTGTGCGACGAATACCAGACCGAACGGCGCATGAGCATCGCCGAATGGTTCGAGCAGGATGGTGGCCTGCCTCCGGCCGGCAGCGTCAGCGTCAAGCTGAACGGCGACCTGATCTTCGAGAACCAGTGGGCCGAGACAGTGTTCGGCAGTCGCGACGACCTGGTGATTTGCGTTGAGCCCAAAGGGACCGACCCGTTCTCGATTACGGTGGCGCTTTTTGCCGGTGTCAAGGCGGTCTTCAGCATGTTGATGCCGCAACTGCCCGGCACCCCCAACTCCCCAGGTAACGGCGACAGCCTGTCGGATGGTAGCGCCAAGGGCAACAAGGTCAAGCTGGGTGACCCCATCCGAGAGGCTTTCGGCCTGTCCAAGATCTATCCTGACTACCTCCTCCCATCCCACAAGTATTTCTCCAGCTACCGGGAGCAACAATTGGAGCTCGCCCTGTGCGTCGGAAAGGGAGAATTCCAGATCTTTGCCAACAACGTGAGGATTGGGGACACGCCTCTTTTGTCTTTCGGTACCGATGCCCGCTACCAATTCTACGGGCCCGGCGAGTACGTAGGGGACAACCCTGCGTTCACGTGGTGGCATACCGCTCCAGAGGTAGGGTCCAGTTCGACAGGCGCGGCGGGCCTTGAGCTGACAGCGACAACTTCGGTCACTCAGTTTCCGAACGGAACGACCTTCAGTTTCAGCGGCTACACCGTTACTTCTAATGCGGCCTTTCCGACTGATTGGGAAGCCGGCCTAATTCTGCGTATCGAAGCGCCCTATACCTACACAGTGACAGACGGGGGTAGCGGTGCGCGCGATGTGGTCAGCGGTCCCTTGGCTATGCTGGCACCTGAAACCGGCGACACGATCGAGGTCAGCGGAATCAACGCCGGAATCTATGAAGTGGCCGGTTACGATCCAATGGGCCAATCGATGACGCTGAACTATTCAACTGGTGAGCCTGCAAACCAGATGACTGTCGGCCAAGGGCTGGCGGCAATCGGCCCCGAAGGTTTGCGCTTTCGGATCACCAGCATCTCCGGTGCGACGATGACGGTTGAACGACTGGACTCCGCTGGCAGCACCGACAGCAGCTTCCCCGGCTTCAACAACCTGACCACTTCAGGTGCCCGCGTGCAGGTCAGCCAGGACAACATCGAAGGCGGCTGGCGCGGATGGTTCGCAGCGTGCCCGGAGAACGAGCTGACCGATCACGTCCAATGGGATATGTTCTTCCCGGAGGGCCTGTGCTGGGTGAAGAAAGAAGGCACCGTGGTGTCGCTCGGATCGTTCTACACCATGCAATGGCGCGATGCGGCGCTGGGCGACTCTGCGCCGGTGACCAGTGTCGACTACGTGCACACCAACAATACTCTCGATCAGGGAGGGTATACCACGGACTTCTACCTTCCTTACCGGATGCGGCCACAGTTTCGCTTCCGCAAGCGCCTTCCCTATGGGGAGAACATCGAGTTCCACGATGCCATCCAATGGTATGGGCTGCGCGCCAAGTTGCAGGCGCCGGCAAGTTACCCCGGCGTGACTACCCTTGGCCTGAAGTGCTTGGTCTCGGATCGGATCGCCGCCCAGACTGAGAACCTGGTGCACGTAATCGGCACTCGCATTCTGCCTTACCGGCGAGGGGGCCAGTGGCAGCCCAAAATCCCTACGCGGGAGATCGCCCCGGCCGCCATGTACGTGGCCAAATCTCTCGGCTACACCGACAACGATCTGGACCTGATTGAATTCGATCGGCTCGGCGACGGGATCTGGCGCCAGCGCGCCGACACCTTCAACAAGAACATCACCGAAGAGTCGACCGCCAAAGAGGTGATCAACTCGATGCTCAATGCAGGCTTCGCCGAGCTCACCATCGACCGCGGCATGATCCGCCCGGTACGCGACGAACCACGTAGCACCCTGGAACACATGTACACGCCGCAGAACATGACTCGGAGCCTAAGTCGCGATGTGGCCATGCCGAGCCCGGACGACTATGACGGCGTGCAAGTGACCTACACCGACCGAACCACCTGGGCAGAGACGACCGTCAACTGCCAGTTGCCCGGCGAGCCTGCCGGCCGCAAGCTGGAGAAGATCAACGCCGACGGGGTGATCGACCGGGACAAGGCCTACCAGCTCGGGATGCGCCGACGCCGCGCGCAGGTCTACCGCCGAGACACCTATAACTGGTCGACCGAGATGGACGCGCTCAATAGCCGCTACTGGTCCTACTGTGCGGTGGCCGATGACGTGCCCGGCTACGGCCAGTCCGCTATCCTGATGGGCTGGACCTCCGGTAACAACATGGTGCTGCTCGAATCCAGCGAGCCGTTGGACTGGTCGGCCGGCGGCACTCACGTGGTTGCCCTGCGCAGGCCAGACGGTACGGTGAGTGGACCCTATACCGCTACGCGGGTGGACGACTACCGGTTGACCGTGGCAATGTTGGATTTCACGCCAGAGGTTGAGTGGGTAGAGGAGCCGCCGCACATCTTGTTCGGGCCGGTGGACAGGTGGACCTACAAGGTGCTGGTGACCGAGGTCAATCCGAGCGGCTACGATAGCGCATCTGTATCGGGAATCGGGTATGATGCCCGTGTTTACCTATCAGACGACTCAAAGGCCCCGGACTGATGCCGATCAAGTACCCCGAAGGCTTGCCCCTGGGCCTGCACAGCGGCCGTAGCTATCAGCTGGTCAGTCCGTTGCAGCGCTCCGAGTTGGACAGTGGCCGGGCGCGCCAGCGGCGTCGGTTCACCAATGTCCCGGAAGGCGCATCGGTCTCCTGGTTGTTCTCCAGCGTGCAGGCCCGAGCTTTTATCTCCTGGTGGCGGGATGCCCTCATCGATGGCAGCCAGTGGTTCGAGATGCCACTGGACCATCCGGCGCTTGGACTGACCGACTACACCGCACGATTCACCGACGTGTACAAGGGCCCGGCGCGGGTCGGGCCAGACCAATGGTCGATCACCGCCGAGCTTGAGCTGCGCGAACGCGCCATCTTGCCGCCCGACTGGGGCCTCTTTCCGGACTACATCCTGGAAGCTTCAATCATTGACCGGGCCATAAATCTTGAATGGCCGTTGAACCCCTGGCAGAAGCATATAGAAGTTTTCGACACCACCGTCAATCAGGACTGGCCCACATCATGAGCGATTACAACACAGGCAACCCAGTGCCCTCGCAAGACCCGAGGGACCTCGACGACAACGCCACGGTGTTTGACGCGCTGTTAAACTCCCAGTTGGATTATGTTGAGGACCGTTTAGAGGTTGCCCGAAAGACCTGGCATCGAATCGAAAAAGACGCAGAGGCGTTAGTTAGCCCCAACGTTTCCGCGCTGGCGGCGATTCCGGGTTCGGCCAATCTGGGGTTCTATTTCAACGGTCCCGGTTCTTACGGCACTTACGAACTCTCCGAATTCTCGCGAGCGTTTGCCGGCAGTGACGATGCGGCTCAGGCTCGGTCAACCTTAGAAATCGGGGCAGGTCAATCAATACCCGCGCTCGGTTCGTTGAGCCCTGTCGCTAACCGACTGGCCTACTTCACGGGTTCACAAACGGCTGACACGACACCCTTCACTGCTTTTGCCAGATCCCTATTGGATGACCCCGATGCGGCAACAGCACGCGCAACAGTGGGCGTTCGTAACACATCCACCCGCTACATCGATGGGCTGGATCTGACCTGGGGCGCAAACGCTTTGACTGTCGGGCCAGGGTCTGCCTACCTCCCCGGCACTGGCGCACTGGCTGAAAGCTCTTCGGCGCTGACAATCGCATTGGCTGGACTGACTTCAGGGACTTTTTATCACGTCTATCTCTATCTGAGTTCTGCGGGAGTTCCGACTTTAGAGCTTTCCAGTTCAGCGCCCGTATCTGCGGCTACCGGAGGTTTTGCAAAGACAGGCGATACTTCTCGCCGTTACCTCGGGTCAGTCCTCGCCAATGGCGCGACCTCGGTACAGCGCTTTGTGCACAACGGATTGAGCATGCACTACAATGCGGCCATTGCAGGCGGCAGTGCTTTTGAATTGTTCAATGGGTCAGCTACAACCGCAACCAGTGTAAGCGCGGCTGCGGTTGTCCCGGTGACGGGCGTTTCGGTACTGGCGAGCGTGTCCAACCCTTCAACTGCGGCAGGCACCACTTTGCGGTTGTCCAACCCTGACCTCGGCACCGTATCAAACTCCAATCATCGGCAATTTGCTACTATCCAGAGCAGCTGGAGCGGTGAAGTTTTGCTAAGCGCATCACTCCAAATCTCCTACGTTTTCGACGCTGCCCCCAACAACCCTGGCCTGATGCGAGTGCACGGCTACACCTTCAAAAGGTAAAAAACTGTGGCTAATACCTACTCAACCGGAAATCCTATTGGTTCAACAGCCGCAAAGGACCTGTTTGATAACTCGTCAAATTTTGATGAAGGGCTCAACAGTGAGCTGCCCTGGTTCATTGACCGGATGCAGAAGCGTCGTCAAACCTGGTCAGGCATGGAAGTTCTTTTCAGCAGCGCCCAAACTGCCCGTCAAGCTACTTTCGAAACCTTCCTTGACGCATCCGGGTACGTGTGGATCGGGGATTACTCTGCGGGCTTGACTTTCACACGACGCACGCAATACACCATTCGAGAAAATGTCGCGTATCGACCGGCCAGTGGAATGGCCTTGCCCTTTACCACTACCGGCAACTGGACAAATGACCAAGGCAAATTTGTGGCCTTCGATGCCGACGCTGTGCTTGCCCAAGATTTGGCCAACACAATCGACACCACGAAAGGCGTGTCCTTGATCGGTGGCGCTACCCGCAACGTCGACAATCTGTCTGCACTGAAGGCGGTCAACACCGGGAAAAACAAACAGGTTTTCAGAAGGGGTTTTGCAACACCTGGCGATGGCGGAGAGGCGTTCTATTACTTCGACGGTGCGAGCACGGCGGTGTCGAACGATATTACCGTAGTTGCCCCTAATAACGGCGCTGGCCGCTGGCTCCTGAACCATCCCGGCTACCTGAATGCCCGTATCGCTGGCTGCGCGCGCAACCGAGGCGATAACCAAGTCCCCCTCAATGCCTGCCTGGCTATCGCAGGTACGTCGGAGCGGCTCAAGCGTGTGCATCTGCCTGCTGACACCTACAGCCTGAACGATCAGGTGGTAATTGCAGGTAGCGGAGTCACCTTGACCGGTGACGGACGTTTAGCGACAGTTCTATTCCAGTCGAAGCTCAACACAAATATCTTGAACGTGCAAGGCCCGCATTTCACGTTCAGCGGACTGGGAATCTACTACAGCGACGTGCCGACCGCAGGCGCAAATGTGCTGATCACCAACACCAGTTGCAATGGCCGCGACTTTGTACTGGCCAATGCCTGGAACGGAATCGATGTGGGGACTGGTGCAACTGCTTGCAAATTTACCGATTTCGACATCACAAATTACGAGCAGTCTGCCTTTTATATGCATGAAAACGGCGATTGCTTCATCTCGAATTTCTTAATGAACGCCGGTAACACAAACCGCGGCCGTCTCGGTGCCATCAGGCTCTACAACCACTGTGAGGCTTTCATCGCTGAGCAGGGTGACATCCTGCTAGGCCGCTATTCCCTAGTATGTGACGCCGATAGCAACGTTAGCGGCGACCGCCCTGCGTTCAACAAATTTACCGATGTGTATTTCGACTCGGCAGGCCTTGGTTGCTACATCGATAAGACCGTAGAAACCGACTTTAACAATTGCTGGTTCTCGGGCGGTAAACCGCAAGAGGGCGGAGCGGCGCCAGGGATGACTCTGCTAGAAACCATAAACATCAGCGTAACCGGAGGGCAGGCTTTCAACTGCGGGAGCGACGGCATCTACGTGTCGGCCAAAGCGCGCAACACTTATATTGGCGGTGGCTTCAAGGCAACTAGCAATTCGGCCACTGCTGGAGACGGTGTAGGGCATGGCATAAACCTGGCCCCGAACGCAACCACAGTCACAATTGAAGGCGCTATGTGCCGCAACGGCTTGCACCCCGGCAAGCAAGGGTATGGCGTATTCCTGGGCACCGGAGTGACGCAAAGCACGGTTTTGGCCTGTCAGTTGATAGGCAATCAAACCGGAGCCATTGGTGGCGACTTTACCGGCGCCGGTCTGGCGATTGCAATGAACAAGGGCTTCGTGACAACGAACAAGGGCTTCGCGACGGTACCGGTTGGGCAAAGTGCGGTTTCTGTAAATCATGGGTTGGACTATACGCCTGACCCACTAGATATCAGCGTTACGGCTGCGAGCAACCTCAAGCTCAGCGGATTGACCGGTTTCTTTCTAGTGCCCGGTTCGATCACATCGACGCAGTTTCAGATAGCCACCAACGAAGTGGTCGCAACAAATGTGGCAAACTTCGTATGGCAGGCGACCACTCGGTTACATTGAGCCATGATACACTAGCCCCCGACCTCATCCAGAGCCGGGGGCTTTTTAATGAACGATGCTTTCAAGTGCTCCCTCATCGCGGGTATCTACGCCTGCAGTGTGCTGGAGCAGCTACACCCCGGAGCGGCCATGGGCGCCTCATTCGGGTGCTTCATGTTCCTTGCATTCGCAGACCCGACGGCCGCCAGCTGGTTCGAGAAACTAATCCGCAAGGTCTCACTTCTAATCTTCTCATGGGGCGCGGGCTACGCCATTGGCTCGGGCATCGGTACATCCGCCAATTGGGCAGGCTACGCGATGATCTCTGCGGTGGGCGGATCGGCATTGGGTGCTACGTTGTTCGGTGCACTCAACCTGATGATCCGCAACGATGGCCCCCTGCCACGTTGGCTCTCGTCTATCGTGGACCGAGTTCCAGTGCTGAGGAAACCAAACGATGCGGAATAACAAGATTGCCTTTTGGTCCGCCATAGTTGGGGCGCTGGTCTACGTGTTCAGCGTTCCCGGCACCTGGCTCGTCGGAACCCGCATCACCCTGCTCAGCATCGGCATCCTCGCCCTGTTGTGCTACATGAGCGAAGACCGCACCAAACCCTTCGCCACACTGCTGGCCATCCTCATCGGCGGATCGTCGCTGGCCATGATCATGCAGGGCTTCACCAACTATGTGGTGCTCTCGGCCAGCGCCGAGCCCTGGCTGGTGGTCTACGTATTCGCTCAAACCTGCATTCTGGTCGGCAACGGCGGCAATACCGCCAAGACCCTATCAACAGTTCTACAACCTCGGAAGCCTAGCGCATGACTCCAAGCAAACTGGCCGCAGCGGCCAACATCAGCGCCGAGCTGGCGGACAAGTGGGCCGGGCCGCTCACCGCCGCGATGGACAAGTTCGCCATCAACACACCGCAGCGTCAGGCGCAGTTCATTGCCCAGATTGCGCACGAGTCGGGCGGCTTCAAGCAGTTGACCGAGAACCTCAACTACAGCGCGCAGGGCCTGGCCAGCACCTGGCCCGGACGGTTCAGCACGGGTACCGGTCCCAACGAGTTGGCCCGCGAGATCGCGCGCAACCCGGAGAAGATCGCCAACGCCGCCTATGGCCTGCGCATGGGCAACAATGCCCAGGGCGACGGCTGGCGGTACCGGGGTCGGGGCTTGATCCAGCTCACCGGCAAGGCCAACTATCAGGCGGCAGCGAGTGCGATCGGCGCCCCCCTGGTAGAACAACCGGATCTGGTGGCCGAGCCTGCAATGGCGGCCATGACCGCAGCGTGGTTTTGGAGCAAGAACGGATTGAACGCTCTGGCAGATTCCGGCGACACCCGTGCGGTCACCAAGCGCATCAACGGCGGTACGACCGGTCTGGACGATCGACTGGCGCGCTACGTGCGTGCTGAAAAGGTGCTCACATCATGATGGTGCTGCTCAAACGCTACTGGCCGTTGATGGTTGGGCTACTGGCGCTTGTGGCCTTTTACCACTGGGCCGACGCGCGTGGCTACGACCGTGCGGATCGAAAATGGCAGGCCATCCAGGTGCAGGCCGAGCAGGACGCCCGAGCCGAAGAACAACGCCGCGTCAATGCGGCCCAACAGGTGCAAGCCCATGCCGCACAAGAGATCGAGAAAGCCCGCACTGATGCTGACGCTGCTACTGCCGCTTCTGGCCAGTTGCGCGACCAACTCGCCAAGTTGCAAGCCCGCGTCAATTCCCCAACTCTCGCCTCTTGCACGCCAGTTACCCGCGCCGCCGGAGTGCTCTCCGACCTGCTCAAGCGGGCTGACGAGCGAGCGGGTCTCTTGGCGGGGGTCGCTGATCAAGCTCGAATCCGAGGACTAGCGTGCGAGGCCCAGTACGACTCACTGCTGCATACCCAGTAGCATTCCGAGCATCAGCGCGGCCTGCACGGCCATCGCGGCAGCGGTGATCAGCGCCCACTTCTTAACCGGGCTCATCACATCCCCCTCATAGGCAGTGCCCGCACGCAGCCACCGGTTCGCGGTGCGCGCTGGCGCATATTGTCAAAATCCTTGCTCACCTGGTAGTTCTGGCCCCAGACCATCAGCATCAGGAAGACCAGCATCACATCGGTCGCTTTCACGGTAGTAGCACTCCTTTGAGCCTCTGCGATGGGGTCCGTTTGAGATCGACCAGTGATAACCATCACAGAAGCAGTTCGTTCGTTTGTGTTCAGCCCTGCGGCGGTACCAGTCGACCCGGTAACCCCCGCCGCAAGGGCATCGCTGCTTGTCCGGCTGCCGGGCCAAGGTCCGGCGCGCACCGCACTTGCGGCAGCGGCAGGGAAAGCGGTTCATGTCAAATCAAGTGCCTGAGCCCCGCAGTATTTTGTCACCGCGGCCACGTCTTGGGGCCAAGCACTCCAGGTGTGTTTCAAGGGTCGCCACAATGTTTCCGGCTTGACGGACTCCATGCGGAACTTGAAATGCACGTCGTAGCAATCTACTGTGCCATCGGCGTTAACGCCTTCGACTACCAAGCAAGTGATATCGGGCCCTGGCCAGCCGAAGACAAACTGATAAGCGACGCCAATTTTCACAGGGTTCCCTTGTTGGTCGGTGATCATCGCCCGGCCCTCAAGTCTGCCAGCTTGCGGGTCAGGTCCAGCGAGGCGCGCTTGCAGGCGGCGTGCTCCACGGGGCAAGCGCGCGGCCAACGGAAAGGCGCTTCCATAGCCGCTTTTACATCTTCTGGCGTGCAGCCACTTGTTGGCGGCGCAACTTTGTACATGTTCGACAAATCCTCAGCCCGGGCAGCCTTGCGTGCCGCACGTAGCGCCTTGGCAGCTTTCAGGAAGCGGGCGGCCTCGACCATGGCCTCGTCGAGCGTGTTGTCTTTGATCATGGTAGTAGCTCCGTGCGGATGATTTTGACGGCTGGTGGGGCGATGAATGCCAGCTTGACCTGCCCGCGAGCGATCGAGCTCACCTCAATCCGCACCTCGGCGTTCAGATCGAAGCCATCGAGCAGGCCGACCCGGATCAGACGGGCCCCGAGCACTCGCAGTTGCACAGTGGCGCGATCGACCTGCAGCACTTCCAGAGTCTGGTCGCCGACGAGGACTGATTCGCCGGCCTTGCGGGAGAGAACGAGTTTACTCACAGTAGAACTCCGGGTAGCGAGCGCCATTGCGCTCATCGTTGAGGTGCTGGGCGATTGCCTGGCAGATCGAGGGACCGGCCGGGGTAAACATAGCGGCGACTGACTTGGGCTCGCACGCCGCGCAGTTGATCGCAAACAGGACCGCGGTGATCAGCGTTGGCATGCGATGAGCCTCTCGATAATGAGAGTGGTTTCCATAGCCACAAGGCCGAGTTTCGAACGGCGCGGCGGCATCAGCACATTGCCGCCTCCGGTGATAAAGCAGTAGGGTCGCCAGGGTTTCATGATGGTCACTCCGTTGATTGCTTGGTTGGTAAGGCAGAGGTTATCCGCCTTTGAACATGCTGTCAACTAGTCTTTATGATATCGCTGACCCTCCCATCCGGCGGCGCGAATCGGCCAGCCTTTGGCCCAGTCCGGCAGGTCAGTCAGGATGGCTTCGAACTCTTCAAGGCTGCCGAAGCCTTCCGGCACTTCAGACGCCACCTCGTCGTGCACCCGCAGCACCACCGGGTAGCCTGCGCGTTCCAGCTTGACGACGGCGTGGGCCATCACATCGCGGGCGGTGGCCTGGGCCACGTTTTCAAACAGCCGACCGGCGTAGGTCTCCATGCGCACCCAGCCGCGCGGGCCAAACTTGGCGTTGGTGTTCCAGGTCATGTAGGTGAGCGAGTAGGCTTTTGCCCATCCCTCGCGTCGACTGCCATGCCAGAGGCGCGGGGCGTGGTAGGCCATCCGCCGACCGCTCAGCAGCTTGCAATAAAGGACGTCTTCCAGCACCTGGTACTCGATGCCGCGGAAGGCGAACACCTGGCCCGGATGAAGCACCGCCTGCACCGCGCAGCCCTCAAGGCCGAAGAACTCGTAGCACGTCGGCGCCCAGGGCACGCCGCGAAACTGGCCGCCCCATGCCTCGACGAATGCCGGAGAGGCTGCACGCCAGGCGTTTACGACAGCCTTGGCCTCCTGCTCGGTACCCTCGTAGCCGAACGCGAACAGCGCACCGTGGAAGCCGCCGAAGCCCAAACCCAACTCGGCCGGCTTGCCGATCTTCTGCCGGTCGGGGTGCTTCTTGAAGCCGTTGGCCTGATACCATTCGTAGGTCTTGCCTGTTACCGATGCAGCGCCGTGCAGGTAAATATCCTCTTTGCGCTCAAACGCCTCGACGCGCCAGCTCTCGCCCGCGAGCACGGCCGAGACGACCGCTTCGATACTGGCGTAGTCCGAGCAGATCAACCGGTGACCGGGCTTTGCGACCAGAAGCGAGCGGACCACGCCCGAGATGCAGAGCAGCGCATCGCCGAAGAACCACTCCAGCGCGGCCATCGAGCGCAAGCGCAACACCTGGAGCACGTGCTCGACGCCCTCGAAGCACCAGCCTTTATCCTTCTCGATCGGACTCTCTTCGCTGCTGAAGGCCGACGAGGCCCCGCACCAGGGGCAGTTGTCCATGTGGTGGCCATACGGCCGGCGGCAACCAGCATCATCGCACCAGCGCAGGCGCGGGCCCGCCTTTGGCAGGTTGCCGGGCTGGACATCTGCGTGGGTGTCGCGGCCTGTCCGAGCGCCATGGTAGATGAACAGGTCACACAGTCGGGCGTCCCGGCTGGCGTGGTTGGCCATCGAGAAGACCTTCTTGACGCTGGCCGATGCGCTCAGGCCACGGATCTCCAGCACGCGGCCGACCGGATGCGGGTAGAGACCGCGCTGCTCGTAGAGGAACTCCAGCTCTTCGGCGGCCAGAGACTTCACCGGCAGGCCGTCAGATCCGACCACGCCGCGCTCGGCCAGCCATTCGACCAGCTTCTTCGCCTGGCTGGTGCGCAAGCCGATCAGGTTGAACATCTCCTGGTCGTAGGCTTCGAGCACCTCGTTGACCACGGCCATACAGTCGTGCACGGCCGCGACGTCCACGCCAATCCCGCGACGGTTGATCGCCTGGTCCGCCAGCCAGTAGTCGAGCTCCTGTGGGATCAGGTCTGGCACGCGGGCGTTGACGGCCGACTCGGTGTCGACGTCGGTGTCACAGTAGCGGCGGTATGCCTCGAAGTCTTCCGGCAGATGCTCGGGCATGATGCGCCAGCGCGGATCCTTCTTGGTCGGGTCGCGCGGCCAGCTGAAAACCTTCATCAGCGTCGCGCCGGCCTTATCCTTCTGCGTGGCCAGATTGAGCGCCGCGCCAACATCACCGAGCGCGGACGGCAGACCGAAGGCGCGAGACTTGGCCGCCGAACAGCGCCATAGGGTTGGGTCGATCGAGGGCCAGCCGTATTTCGGCACACAGACTTGTTCCCAGATGGTCATCTCGAACCCGGCATTGTGGGCGCACACCAGGCGGCCCGCGGCGAAGTGGTCGAACAGATCCTGCGGGTTTGGCTGGCCGGGCTTCCAGCGGCGGGTGCCCTTGCCGTCCTTGAGGTCGTAGCTAAAGGTCAAAACCTCGGTGCTCTCATGCTCGGCATAAACCCGCACACCGATGACGCCCAAACCCTTCTTGCCTGCAGCGGCGCCAGGCGGGCCAGTCCAATGACCAAGCGGCTTCTTTTCGGTCGGCCCGCACCATTGGAAGCCGGCCGCCGAGTAGATCTCAAAGTCGCAATCGGCCAGCTCCGTGGTGATGCCGGGGCCGACCGGCCGCTGGAGGCCATAGCCAATAACCGGCGGCGGTGCGGGCATTTGGTCCGTCATGCGCCAATACTCTGGAGGGTTTCGTCGGCCCACTCTAAGAGGATATGAGCTGAATGATCCTTGGACGAATATTCCACGCCGTTTACATCATAGATGGTCATGAAAAACATATCAGGCCCTTCAGAATAGTGAAGGGCGTAGCCCGGTAGCTGCGCCGAACGGATGCGGTCATGAATGGCGCCGAGGGTGATCCAATCCATCGTCATGCTCCTAAGACACAAACGGACCCCGAAGGAGCCGCCGTAGTGGGTGGGGTTGATCAGCCGCGAGCGCGGAGCTGGGCTTCGGTCAGCACTTCATTCTGGGCATTGTAGAAGCTGCCCGGCGCCTGTGGGTGAGGCCACCAGCCGGCCGGCGGGAAAGCTGCAGCAGGTGCTGGTGGTGGAGGCGGCGCCGTTTCGCCCATGTAGCTGGTGTGCGGCGGTGGGGGCGGAGTGGGGCTGGCCGCTTGTGGTGCAGGTGCTGCAGGCGGTGGAGCCTGGTCAGACATACCGGCGACCGGAGTCGCACTGGCGCCAGGGGGCAACGCGCCGGCACCGAAGCCCACGGAAGAAGCGTCGACGTCAGCCTTCAGGACGATCTCTTCGCCATAGCCGCTGTGCGCAACCATCTTGAAGTTCTGGTACATGCCAGGGCTTTCGGTGTTCTTGTTGAACTCGGTCTCGCCCAGCACCTGTACCCAGTGGCCGGCCTTGATCAGGTCAGGGGTAGTCAGGCGCTCGGTGCCGTTGGCATTGAACAGGTTGGGCGCGAAGTTGCCGCTGAACCAGATCACCCAGTTGCCGGGGTAGCCTTCGCGATCGCAGGGCTTGTTGCCCTTCTTGTTCGGCTCGGTCGAATCGCCATCGGTGATCTTCCAGGCGAAAAAACGGCCCTGGTAGAACTTCTCGGCGGTCTTCTGACCTTCAGCATAGATCTTGGCGCCCCACTCGGTTTCCTTCCAGTGGGCGGTCCCCGCTTTGGGGAAGGCAACGCCGAAGCTGTACTGCGTGCGGGGCTGGCCAGCGTTCTTGCCGGACTTGAACACGAGCGGTTCGCCCTTGTCGTTCTTGGTCTGGCCGATGTAGAGCGAGCCGCCTACCAGGCGACCGGCGGGGAAAAGGATATCGATCATTTGCCAAATACCTTGCTTGAAAGTTCAGTGGTAGCCGGTCGAAGCGAGATCGAACCGGGGTTGGGCTTAGAGTATCCAGCTATGACGTCACTGTCAAAGCCTTTTTTCTTGAAGAGTGCTTCGGCCTGCGATGGGGTGATCAGCGCACGCGGCTTGGCCAGGTCAACGCCAAGCAGGTCGGCCAGCGCGAACACTTCGGTCTCAGCCGCTGTCCATGACTTGCCGCGACCCTTACCCGCTTCCAGTACCCAGTCGGGAGCGATCTTGCCGTTCTCCAGGGCGTAGGTGATCTGCTCTTCCAGGCCGCTGGCGTGCGCTTCCATCTGCGCCAGGGCTGCACGCACGAACTTGAGCTCAAGACTTGCCGCTTCGATGGGCATCTCGGCCGGCCAGCTACGGTTGATCCAGTCGATGTTCGCGCCAGCGTTGGTGCGCAGCGTCGGACAGGCCCGGCGGCCGGGGCAGTCGCGACAGTGTGGGCCGACCTGTGACCGGGCTGAGAGACCATGAGTAATGGCCTCTTCCGCGGAGTCCTTCATCTTCGACCAGAGGGGGCGAAGTTGCTTGCCGGTCGTCTCCCAGGTCATGCTGTCCGGCCGGTTGTGAAAAGCGCGAGGCTGCACGATGTGAAAAAACACTTTAGCGTTGTCGATCTGAGGTCCGCTGAGCTGCAAGCGCTCGAACTCGCCGAAGGTATAGCCTGCCTGCTGCAGGTTTTCGAAAGGACTGACCGAACGGTGACCGAACTTGTAGTCGGCGTTGTGGTACTCGCCGCAATCCTCAAGAAGATCGATCGACGCGTCCGAGGTGCCGAACATCAGCTCATGTATGCCGTGCATGGTTACCCGTTCCTCCAAACGTACCTTGCTCATGGCGTTGTGCGGGTTGGCGATCGAGAACACCTTGTTGACGAACTCCAGGGCGCCTTCGAGCATCTCGTCGGTCACCGGCAAGCCTTCCGGGGTCATGTCGCCCAGCTTGGGCGCCTCGACGCGCAGCATCTGATACCATACCCAGTGCGCCGCGGTGCCCTCCGGCCCGGCCGGATGCTCGTGCAGCGCCGGGAACTGCTCACCCAGCGCCACGCTCAAGGGGCAAGGCACCCAGCGGAACGCGCTCGACGGCGCCAGTCTGCTGTGTGCGCTCATGTCAGTCTTCCCCAGCGACGAGGTTGATCGCCTGCATCAGGTTGCCGGCCAGCTCGGCGTCGAGCTTGGACTGCTTCATGAATTCGGCCATCGAGGACAGGCCGACCGTTGCCAGGCATTCGTTCAGCAGGTCCTGCGGCATACGGTTGCTATCGCCGGACTGCTGCAGGTGCGTGACGCGCTTGAAGACGTCTTGCATGCTGACGCCAGCGGCCACCGGTGGCGGAGGTGGAGGCGGCGCATCGGCGGCAGGGCTCTCGACCGGTGGCGGTGGCGGCGGTGGAACGTCGTCGGCCTTGGGCTGTTCAGCCACCGGTGGCGGAGGTGGAGGCGGCGCATCGTTGGAGGTCAACTGGCGCAGCTCGGCCTCGACGATACCGATCAGATCTTTATCGACGCCGCGCAGGTAACGCCACGAGCCGTCACTGTTCTTGTTCTTGCTGCTCGAATGAATCCGGCCGTCCCACGGCAGACCGTTCTTGTCGAGGCCGTCGGAGGTGTTCGAGTCGGCCGAGGCATTGGCATCCGGTTCCTTCTCGGAACCGTCCCAGGCACCAGCTGCATCGGGGCCCTCGGCTGGCGCGTTTCCCTCGTCGACTGCTGGTGCGAAGGTGCTTGCGGTGACTTCAGCAACAGGCGACTTCTTGCCGCCGTCACGCTCGTGGGCCAGCGTATTGAGGAACAAAGCCAGGGCGCGTAGGGTGCTCGGCTTTTCGTGTTCGGCTTCGGTGATTTGGATGTTGATCATGGTTGGTTGCTCACTTGGCGATGTAGAAAGGGTTACGGTTCAAAGGAGCGATGTGCCCCTTCTCAATTGCGTAGAAGGCTTTGTGGTGCGCCACATTACGCGACCATGAGTTGTTGGTATGCGCCTGACGCTTCTGGGCCTTGCGCTCACGCTTGGCGACGGCTGCCTGAATGCGTGCGGCCTGCACGGGGTCGGCCGGGTTGCGCAACCCGGCGCCAGTGGGACGGCGGTCCGAAGGAGCTGAGCGCAGAGGCGCGTTGCTGAACAGCAGGCTGCGGAGATAGTTGAGGATCATTGTGCGACTTCCTTTTGTTGGCGAGCCGCGATGTGGGCTCGGAGGATCGTGTCTACCAGGTTGCTCAGGCTGCGGACTTGCTCGTCTGCCTCCTTTTGCAGCTGGCGCTTCAGCTCGGCATCGAGCTTTAGATTCAGATGGGTTCTGGACATCGGTTGTTTTCCTTGGGGCTGCTGTGTTACCGTTGGCCCAAGGTTAACACCAAGGGATTTTGAGATGCAAACGAAATATTGCATTCAGTGCAAGGCCTATAAAGAACTGATCGCAGGCTTCAGCAAGAACAAACGGAAAGCTGACGGCTTTGATCTGTATTGCAAGAGCTGTTGCCGGCTCCGTCGCGAGGCAATCAACCCTTTTCAAGGGGATGCAAACCGTCAACATCGGAACGCTCAGGCCCGAAAGCGGCGAAACGAAAACCCGGAAAAGGCCAAAGCGTACGCGGCCCAATGGCGGAAAGAAAATCCAGAAAAGCTTAGCGGCTATTACACCAAGTGGTACGCGGAGAACCGGGAAACCGTGCTTGCTAAAGATAAAGCCCGCAGGGAGGCCAATATCGAGCAGTATCTTGAGCGAGAACGCGCCAGCTTGGCCAAGCGCCTGGATCGCAAGTCTGAGACTGCCAAAGCTTGGAGAGCCGCAAACCCAGGGAAGATAAACCTTTACGCTTCCCTGCGTCGTGCCAGTATCGCCAACAGAACACCCCGTTGGTTGACCGCTGCCGACTTCGCCTGCATGGACCTTATCTACCAGTGTGCGAGAGTTTGGAGTGAGGAGACGGGAATACCTCACGACGTCGACCACATATATCCTCTGCGCGGGCTCTATGTTTGTGGCCTTCACGTGCCTGACAACCTGCAAATCCTTACCGCATCCGAAAATCGAAGTAAAAATAACCGGTGGACTCCCGAATGAGCGCTTACGAACCTCGCATCCGGCTGCGGCCGTACCAGCAACTTCTATCTGACGGCATCTACGCCGCCTGGGCAAAGCCGGACGTTAAGAACGTGCTGGCAGTGAGCCCGACCGGTTCCGGGAAAACGGTGCTGATCTCTCATATCGTTTCGAACCACCCGGGTGCCTGTTGCCTTTTCGTGCACCGCAAGGAACTGGTTGGCCAGCTTGCAGCCACCCTGAACAAGTACAAAATTCCTTTTCGGTTGATCTGTGACCCGAAAGACCGGAAGGCGATCATTGCAGCCATTCTGCGCCGGGATGGCGTCTGTTATCACGATACAAATGCGAAGTCCAGCGTGGCGAGTGTCGATACCCTCTGGCGCATCCCGCACGGTAAGCAGGCCGCCCAATACGCCAACTACTTCCGCAGCGTTACCCTTTGGATCTGCGACGAGGCCAACCACCCCCAGGGGGGCGGTACCGAGGATCAGAAGGCCAACAAATGGGGCCGGGCCATGGGCATTTTCGAGCATCCAGACGTGAAAGGACTGGGCGTTACTGCGACCCCGGCCAGGTCTGACGGTGGCGGCCTAAGCCGGGATTCGGATGGCTGCTTTGATGAGATGGTGCTCGGCCCCACCCTGGCTGAATTGTTCGAAGAGGGCTATCTGTGCCCGTACGATATCTACTCGGTGCCCTGCAAAGTGGAGTACGAGAGCATTGCAGTCGGGGCAAGCGGCGAGTTCGTGCACGCCAAACTGGTAGCAGCAGAGGAAGACTCCGACCTGGTGGGCGATATCATCGACCAATACAAGCGCTACGCCTGGGGCAAGAAGGGTATCTGCTTCGTTTCCAGCGTGGCCAAGGCCGAGGAGACGGCCAAGCGTTTCCGCGATATCGGGGTGCCTGCCACGGCGCTCTCTGCCGAAACCGACCCAGCCATTCGAGAATCGACCACGCGTGACCTCGAAACCGGCAAGATCCAGATGATCGTCAACTGCTCGCTGTTCACAGAGGGCAACGATATCGCCGAGCTTGAAGTGGTCATTCTGGGTACTGGTACCGCCAGCCTCCCGCGCTATATGCAGATGGTGGGCCGGCTCTATCGGCTACTGCTGACGCCTCAGGAGTACGCAGGGTATGACGATCTAGACGCGGCTGGGCGCAAGGCCCGTATCGCCGGAAGCCGAAAGCCCCGCGGTATCTTGATAGATCATGGCTCCAATGTCGTTCGGTTCAATGGGCCTCCCGAAGCGCCGCATCGGGTATGGACTTTGGGCCGCCCGGGGCGCAAGTCGAATGCTGCTGAAGGCATCCCGTATCGAGTCTGCGCCAACCCCGGACTTGTGCTGGCAAATCCATCCGGCCATACCTGGGACAGCTTCAGGAAAGCAGGCTGGAACAATGAGCAGATGCTGTTAGCCGGGCACTTGCTGGATCAGGGCATACCCTGTGCGAACCCCTATGAAAAAGTGTTTCGCGCCTGCCCCCACTGCGGTTTCCAGCCGGAAGTCCTGCTTCGCACCGATCCCATTCACGTGGACGGCGATCTGGAATTACTAACGCCAGAAACCTTGGAATCCCTTTATGCATCCGTGCGCCAGGCGACTCAAACGGTCGAACAGTACGAACAGTATATGGCCAGCACGCGGGTCAACGCACTGGCTTACGGCGCCAATGTCAAGCGACACAAGGAGCGTTTAGTCGCTCTCGACCAGCTGCGACATGTGATGGCCTATTGGGGCGGATGGCGCAAGCAAAAGGGCGATACCGATTCCATGATGCAAAGGCGTTTTGCTTTGGAATTTAAAGTCGACGTGATCAGCGCCCAGGCACTCAAGCGCGCCGAAGCCGAAGACCTGACCGCCCGCATCACCGCTAAATTATTACTTGACGGTATAGGCATAGCCGAATACTCTCAGGGCTCACCTACTGAGGACTCACCGCAATGAAAACTATCGTTCGAATCTTTCTCTGGGCCTTAATCCCCGGACTGCTCATCGCGTGCTTGCTGACCGATAACGAAAAGCTGGCGCAGGTGGCTGTCATGCTGATGTGGGCAACGATAGTTGCCCTGCCGGTACTCGGACTGCTTTCTCTGGCGACGGTCCTTCTCGAACCAGGTACCGAAAAGTTCAAGGAAAGCCGTGAAAACTATCTGCGCAACGGAAAGTCCGGTTTTATGGCCAAGGGCATCGCCTGGCTGGCAATGATCTGCACTGTCATCCTTGCAGCCTACGCCGACTTCATTGTCACCGCTGTCTTCTACCTACTGGCCAGCTTGTGGGTACGCTTCTGTTCTTGGGTAATTGATCAACACTTCAAGAAGACGGACTCGGGTAAATGACCCCGCCCTGCTGGAAGTGCAAGAGTGCTGACGTCGTTCGGATCAGCACCCGGCAGGTCGTCTACTGCCCGGACTGCAACGCCTACACCCGCTGGCGCCTCAAACCTGGGCAGCGCCGGCTCATCAACTCACAGCGTGGAGACAAGACCAAATGACCAACGTCGACCTGCTACACACCTGGGCGCTGCGCCACGGGATCGGGCACGCCGCCATCCACGAGCTGCGCCAACTGATGGGCCATGTGCCCGAGCTGAGCACCGAGCAGGCCTGCGCGCTCAAGGGCAAGGGCGAATCGTTCGTGCAGACCAGCGTGCGCCTGGCGGCCGCGCAGCACGGCTACCAGTTCTTCCGCAACAACGTCGGTGCGCTCAAGGACGAGCGAGGCGTGCCGGTTCGCTATGGCCTGGCCAACGACACCGCCGCGCTCAACAAGGTCGTCAAGTCGCACGACCTGATCGGCTGGCGCTCGTTCATCATCACCGACCAGCACGTCGGCCAGCGCATTGCCCAGTTCGCCACGCGCGAGTGCAAGAAGCCCGAATGGCCCGGCTATGATCCGACCAATGAGCACGAGCGGGCCCAGCAGCGGTTCTCCGACCTGGTGATCGCCGCCGGGGGCGAAGCAGCCTTCACGAGCGGGAGCTTTCCGGGATGACTATCTACGTCACGCCGCACGACCCGATCACCAAGGATTCGACCGGCCCGAGCGAGGACTGCGGTTTGCCCGACCTGGACAGCGCGGCGGAGATGTTCGGGCCGGATTGGGTGCGCCGAAACCCTCGGCTGATCACCTATGCGCACTTTGTGGTTAGCGACTTCATACTCAGGCTTGAACAATGAGTCATAAAGGGATAGGCTGCGAGGCATTACCCAATAGAGAACCACTATCATGATTTTCGAAGCCGCCGTAGCGGTCGCCCGAGTACACGGCTACCGCAATCTGACCCGCAAACGCATCGCCCAGCAACTAACCCGTGACCACGGGTTCAGCCTGGAGGTGGCCGAGAACTACCTGGCCAACAATACCAGTATGACCGAGATCATCGGCCAGGTGCTGGCCGAGAAAGACCGGCTGGCGCTGGTGCCGGGCGAGCGTCAGGCCACGCTGTCTAACTTGTGGAAGGGCTACGACAAGGCCGACATTCTGGAACAGGCCTACCGCCGCGCTGTGCGTAGCGGCCTGCTCAGCTTCTCGCTGCCGCAGCTCGCCAACGAGACCGGGTTCGCTCGCACCACCCTGCGCAACTACTTCGGTGGCATTGAAGGCGTCCGCGAGGCAGTGGTGCGCAAGGCGATCGAGCACAAGAACGCCCAGCTAGTGCTCGAAGGTCTGGCCGCGCACGTCCGCGCCGCGCTGGAAGCGCCGGAAGAACTGCGACAGGCAGCCAGTGCAAAATTACTTGCCAGTTAGTTCAAAGCCGGATAATCTAACCCTCGACAGCCAACACTGAATCGAGGGTTTTTCATTTATGAGCACCTACAACTGCACCCCACGCAAACGATTCGCTACCGAGGCCAGCGCCCGTGCCGCTGCTGCGCGCACCGGTCGGCTGGTCGAACCCTGTCACCACTGCAACGGATGGCATCTGGCATGAATAAGATATTAGCCCTTCTGGTTTTCTTGACGTTTGGCATCCTCTGGACGATTGCGACTCGGTACGCTGCGGGTTGGCTATTTTCGCACGGAAGCTCGGCAGCTTTCGATCTGGGGGTATTTCTGTGCATTCTGAATATTGCGCTTTGGGTTGCAATTTTTGTTCTATTTCGTCCGAGGGCGAAGCATGTTAACTGACCGCAACGGCGATCCGTTCACCGGTGACAAAGCCGCGCTCAAGCGCCATAACAACAAGCTGTGCAAGCAGGCGGCAAGGGCCAAGGCGGATCCGACCCTGGTGCTGCCCTTGCCGCCGGGGATCGCCGCGGCGCTTGATCGGGTGTGCTCAGCGGCCGGCTTCGAAGATCCACGCGAGCTGCTTGACCTGCAGATCCGGCGCCTCGATGCCCTGCTGGTGGGTGACCGTCACCTATTTGATACGCTGACTCGGGTGACTGTCACTATCGACCCGAGCAGCCTTGAGAAGTACCACGCCTTGATCGGTCAAGATAGTGACTGAGCAAATGCACTGACGATAGTAGCGGTTGTGCCGGATAGTCGGTTGACCGCATAGAACCAGCCCGCCGGGAGGTCAGCGCTCAGTTGCCCTCCGTCCTGGATGCCCATGCCGACCACTACGGCGATGCCGGTTATCCCGCTCTCCCATACCCCTATCGAGAAGCCGCCGGCGCCGTTGAGCGCGACCGATGCGGCTGTCGGCCCGACACGCAGCTCTACCTTGTCCGCAGCAGCCAGCGCCACCAGGGTAGTGGTCAGGCTCGACCGGGCGTTGACGGTGATCTTGAAGGGCTTGGTCTTGTCCCGGAATTGGTAGGCCGTACCTGGCGTGATACTGACGGCCTCGGGCGTTCGGATGTTGAATCCTGCCGGCGGGTTGGCGGCCATGTAGGCACTCAGCGCGCTGGCAACTTGGGCGTCGGTCGCATTGGCTCCCGGTTGTCCGGGGGTGCCCGGCGCCGGAGGCCATTTGAGCAGGTAGGCGGCGACCGCGCTGGCGATCTGGTCGGGCGTGGCGTTCAGACCCGGGTCGCCCTTGGCAGGCGGATGAGCGGATAACCAGGCGGTCACGGCAGCGCTGATCTGGTCGGGCGTGGCATTGGCGCCAGGTGTGCCGGAGGCGGGCGGATTGGCTTGCAGCCACCCGGCCACCGCCTGCTGGATCTGGGCAGTGCTGGCGTCAGCACCCGGTCGACCAGGATCGCCCGGTTTGCCGGCAGGTGCGGGGTTGGCCGCCATGTAGGAGGCGACGGCAGCCGACAGATCGTTCGCATCGGGCATCGGCCCTTCGTCGCCGGGAGCACCTTTGAGTGTGTCGAACATGTCCTGCATGGTGGCTGTTGGGTTGCCGGTCATCGCCCGGAACAGATCGAGCGCACTGGCGCCCGCAGGACCGGGATCACCCTGCTTGCCTTTGCCTTCGCTGACGGCATCCAAATCCTGCTGCAATTTGCGGACCGCCTTGCGCACATCGGCGATCGCCGCGCTGGAACTCAGAATGGCCATCGGTCAGAGCTCCTGAATGAATAGCGAGATGCCACCGTCGCTGCGTGCTTCGAGGACCTGGGTGCCCGTGCAGTCCTTGGTCTGGTAGGTGGTCAGCACCGCACCCATCCGGTCGTTCACGTTGTCTCGGAGGTAGAGCACCTGGCCGGACTGGTTCTGGACATTGACGGCCGTACCCCGCGCGATGCCGCTCTCTTCGTACAGATCGATCCATGACGTTTCTGGCTTGATGATATTGGGCATCGCTGCTCTTCCTGATCAAATTTTGACCGGGTGAATATAACAGCTATTAGCTTGACATGTTGTTCAAAGCCGAATAACCTCTGCCCATACCAACCCGCGAAACGAGGCGCTCCTCATGACCACCGCTGACCAGATCCGCACCATGTCCAACCCCTACCGCGAAGCCGTGGCCCGCTTCGCCTACCGCGAGGTCAACCGCGACGAATCGACCGTAACGATGTACTTCGAGGACCGCAGCTACCTGACCTTCTACGTGGAGCACGTGCTGAAATGAAAATCACCGCCAGCACCTTTCCTGAGCTGTTCACGGGCTACACCCACCTGAGCCAGATCCGCTTCGTGCGCCAGCCTATGCGCCTCGGTGGGCTTTGGGAATGCGAGGTGGCGGTATGACCGGCAAGAAGTGGTTCTACTGGCTGGGTCAAGTGCATGGCAGCCAAAGGCGCACCCACCCACCGAAGTACGAATGGCCAAAATGGGCTTTTGACGCCTACATGGTTGGATGGTGGAAAGGATTCATGGAAACCTCGATATAACCCACCAACCACCCACAGACGCCTCGCAGCGTCTGGCGTTTTGCAGAGCAGGAGAAGGGAAATGAGTGAAGTTAAAACCTTGCGCTACATGTTCGATTGGGCAAGTGCAATGTGTTCAGATGGTCCAAGGGGATGGTCCACCCTGGTGGAGAAAGATATTCCTCACCCAGATTTTTTCGAAGAAGGCCAAGCAAAGAACCTTGTAGAGCTTATCGACAGGCAGGCCCACGACGCCCTCGCCGCCCAGTGCGATGAAGGGTTGGCGCGGGAGGCGGAGCTGAAGCGTCAATTGAAGGAGACGCCAATCCCCCAAGAGATTGCTGCCGAACTGGAGCGAACCGACTGGACGCCAGAGCAGGCTCTGAAGTGGTACGCCGAGGGCAAGCACTTCGACGTCGTCGCGGGCCGTACCCGCATCATAGATACCGGGCATGTAGCGAGCAATGCCCTGAAGCATCTGTCGGCGGAATACCTTGAGCACAAGGGTGACGCCCAGCTGCATGAACTACAGCAGCGCCTGGCCGAAGCGAAAGATCTTCTTGAAAAGGCAGAAGAGTGGTTCGAGGATGCGGGGGAGTGGGACGCGGTGAACGCGATCCGAGCATGGCTTGCAAGCCCCGGCTGCGCGGATGGGGAGAAGTCATGAGCGATGCTGATTGGCGTCGAGCGCCTAATAATGCTCAAGCATGGGCGCCAGATACCGCGAAGTACATGGCAGGGTGGTACAAGACCGACTCTTTTGGTCGATGGTATTACGCGCAATCAAAAAACAGTGGATGGTGGAAAATCGATCCGCCCTCCAAATACAGGCAGCGACAAATGGAACGAAGACCATGACCATCCCATGCAAAACCCTTATCGGCGCCACACTGGCAAGCCTGTGCATGTGGGCCGTTGGCTATGTAGCTTGGCAGGCGGTGCTCTCATGAAGCGCTACCTGATGCACCCGGTAGACGCCGATGGGCGTTACCTGCCGCCCCTGGAAGTTGTCTCAGCCCGTGACCACGGTATCGTCGTCAATGGTCTGCAGTCGCTGGTTGCGGGCCTCCGGCATGAACTGGCTATGGTGCGCAGCCAGAACGCCGCGCTCAAGGCAGGCAAGCCGGTGCCCTTGCTTCAGGGGATGCGGCGCGGCAAGGCGCAGGTATTGGAGGCCAACGGTTGCCAGTATCGAGTCCAGTGCGGATGCGGCCAGGTGTTTGAGCGCGGGCGTGCTGCCTTGATGCGAGCCGAAATCTGGCGGTGCCGGGCGTGCTGGCTGGAGTCGAAGCGATGAGTCGGGGTCGCAAAATGGTCGAGGAGCGCTGGGGCTACCCATTCTGGGAGGTGGTGCGGGATTTTGCCGAGCAGGGGCTTGACCGTGCCAAAGTGAGCCGGGCCCTGGGCATGAATTACAACCACTTGAATGTCCTGCTCAACGATCATCCTGAGTCTGACCCCTTCCCGCCGAGCAATCGCCAGGTTGCCTATCTGCGCGACACGGGTGAAACCTTCAAAGCCGCAGTGCTTCGGCTCAACGCTGAAGGGGTTGGTGTCGAACAGGCGGCAAGAGAACTGGGCTTTTACAATGGCACATGCCTGCGTCGGCACCTGCAGGACCGCGGCATGGCCGGGCTTTTCGTTAAAGTCAACCGCGTGAAAGCCTATTGTCAGCAACACGGTGTGACTTTGGGCGAAGCGCTGAAGGCTTTACGTGACCAGCGATTGAGCAAGACCGCAGCCGCCAAGGTCCTCGGCTTCAATCGGATCAGCGAGATAAACCAGGTGATGGCAGAGCACGGGTTGCCCTGGAACTACTTCCGGCAAAGGCCCAAACGAGAACGAAGCGTGACTACTTCTTCTGCGCGGCACCCCTGGGTTGAGGATGAACAAGCATCCTATCAGAGGCGCAAGTCTATGAACCGGTAGCTCTTGATAGCTTTTGACCATTGGCCCTTCGGGGCCTTTTTGCGTTGTACTTGCTGGACCCCTGCTTCACGGCGCCGTCAGTATGTGTTATTTTGCATCGGTGGCCATCACTAAAGAGCATAAAATGGAAGCCCTTATTTCATCTGACGACCTGGCGGAGAAGCTGTCCGTGAAGGTAACTACCGTTCGTGCCTGGACCCGTTCCGGCAAAGTCCCCTGCGTGCGTATCGGACAGACTGTCCGCTACCGCCTTTCCGATGTACTCAAAGCCCTGGAGGCAAAATGAGCGGCACCCATACTATTGCGGAGCTGTTGCAGGCTCGCAACGGGCTGATTGAAAACAATGATGCCCTCCATGAACAATTGGCGGATTTGCGCGAAGAAAATGAACGCAAGGACAAGCTGATCGAACAGGGCTTCAAGACTTTAGACCGAGTGCATTGCATGTGGGCTAAACGTCTCCTAGACGCCACGGGGATACCTTCTCAAGTCCTGATCCCCGATGAAGAATTTGTGAAATATTTCGAAGAGTTGAAGGGGCTCAAGCGGCGTCTGGGCGAAGCCGAGTTGCTCTTGAAAGATCTCAGCAAATATCAGACGAATGCGAAAGGCTGGCAGGAGCGAGTTGATCAGTTCCTTGCCGCTGGCGAGCAAGCATAAAAAAGCCCACTGGTGAGGTGGGCTAGGCATTGACAATTCAGCTTTGAGTATACAGGCAAACAACTATGACGCAAGAACGGCAATTGGTTCTGACGCACTTTTTCGACCTGGGGGCAACCCAGAAGGTGGAAGAGCTGCGGTCCTGGCGCTCCTTTGTATCAATGATCCGATCCATCGGCCGTACGCCCAAGGAGCAATCGCGCCTGGTGAAGTTTGCCCGGTTCGATGGCAGCAAGACCAAGAAGGGTGCGCTGCGCCACGGGGCCGCCATGACGCTGATCTCGGGCGTCGAGTGCGATTACGACGACGGCCAGGTAAGCCCGCAGCGCGCGGCCGAGCTGCTCAATGCCGCTGGCATCCAGGCTTTGGTTGTCACCACCCACAGCCACCTACCGGCCGCGCCACGCTGGAGGGTGTTCGCACCCTTGAGCCAGGATTACGGGCCGCTGGAGCGCCTGCGCTTCGCCAAGGGTATCGACAAGGCCCTGGGCGGTATTCTGGCCACCGAGTCGTTCACGCAGGCACAGGCTTTCTACATCGGTGGCCCGCCGGGCGACGGGGAATACCTGCTGATCGAGAGCAGCGGGCAGACTTGCATCGACCAGTGGCCCGAGTGCCCTGCCGAAGCGCATCTGCCCACCGTGCACGAGAAGCGGGTAGCGACCGGCGATCTGTCCGACGTGCCGAAGATCCGCGAGGCGCTGTCCAAGCTGGTTGATGTGGAAGACTTCCGCCGCCAGAACTGGCTCGATGTGGGCATGGCCCTGCACGCCTGGCAGGAGAACACGGAAGGCGCTGGTGACACTGGCTACGACCTGTTCGTCGAATGGTGTCACCTCGATCCGATGGGCACCTACGAGGAGAACAGCGTTGCAGCGCGGTGGGGCTCCTTTACCGCTGATCGCGGCGTGACCCTGGGCACGCTATACCATCGGGCCGGGATGACTGTGGCGCAGCGCACGCCATTGGATGCGGCGGCCATCTTCAATACCTTCCCTCCAGCCATCCCCGGCAAGGCTTCAGCCGCCCCCGAGAGCGATCCGTGGACGCTTGAGCCCGTCGAAGCCTACAAGGGCTCGCGTGATCCGGCAGAGCTGCTGGCCGAGCTGCAGAACAGCGACACCCGAGACTTCAGCGCGCGGTGGGCGGCCGGCGATGCCAAGACGGTGCTGGAGGACCTGTGCTGGAAGGCTGGTGGGTGCTGTCAGTGGGTGCTGGAGATGTTCCTGTTCAATCCGGCCTTTGCCGATACGCCCGAGCTGCGTGCGTGGATCGCACGCAACTGCAACACGCGCAGCACCTGGGCAACGGTGGGGAAGCTGACGATGGAGCAGATATCGGTAGGGTGTGACCGCATCGAGGTGGACGACGGCAAGCTGGTCAGCGCCGAGCGCGCCATCATCAAGGCCTTGCCGGCCTTCCCGAACCTCTTCCAGCGCAACCAGCAGTTGGTGTCCGTGCTGCCCGATGGCCGCATCCTCAAGCACACCCTGCACACCCTGTCTTCCGAGGTCGAGACCCACATCCGCGTCGAGAAGGGCGGCAAGGGCGTTCCCGCCAAGTTGCCTGGAGACCTGATGCGCCGCGTGGTTGAGCGTGAGTGGTTTCCAGGCGTTGGTGAGATCAAGGCGGCCGTGCCCCTGCCGATCGTTCGGGCTGACGGGAGCGTGGCCAGCGAGAAAGGCCTGGACGCCCGCACCGGTCTGTACGTGCTCAAGTCCTCCAAGCGTGAGCCTCGTCTGCTGGATACCGAAGAGATGAAAGCAGCGCTGGAGCGCGTGTGGGCGCCATTCGCTGAATTCCCCTTCGCTGATCAGTCGGCACGGGCTGTCTGCCTGGCCGCCATGTTCACCACCGTCTGCAGGCCCGCGCTGGCCACCTCGCCCGCTTTCATCGTCAACGCCCAGACCTATGGCACCGGCAAGACGCTGCTGTCCACGGCCATCCTGTCGCTCACCGGTGCGGACGTCAGCATCTCGGCCATCAGCAGCGACGGTCAGGAGCAGGCCAAGCAGCTCACCGCGATCCTGGACGAGGGGCCGCTGGCGGTGATGTTTGATAACGTGAAAGGCTACCTGCGCGATTCGAGCGACTTCTGCATGGCGCTGACCTCACCCGTCTATAAAGGGCGGCTGCTGGGGCAATCGAAGATGCTGAAGTTGCCCAACCGTGCGGTCTGGGTGCTCAACGGCAACAACGTGGGCGTGTCCGGAGATGCCGTGCGCCGCATCCTGCCTATCAACCTGTGCTCGGACGAGAATCCGGAACTGAAGAAGCACAGCTTTGATCCGCTCGACCTGATCAAGCAGAACTTGGAGGCCTATCGGGGCGACCTGATCAACCTGCTGACCACCTACGCAGCCTACGGTGCTGCTGAGACCCGGCTTAACATTGGCGGGTACGCCTCGTTCGAAGATTGGAATCGGCTCGTGCGCGGTGCCGTGGTCTGGTACGGGTGGGGCGACCCAATCGAGGAAATGCAGGAACAACAGGGCGAGGATCCAGAGGTGCAGAAGCTGCGCATCCTGATGGAGGCCTGGGCGGCACGCTTCGGCACTGAGGGTCACACCCTGTTTGCTCTGATGAACCTGCCGGTGGACGGCGCACACGCCCTGTTGTGGAAAGAGGCCCTGGACCTGGTGACCATCGACAACCACGGCAGGGAGAACCCTAAAAAGCTCTCCTACTTCCTCAAGGACGTCAAAGGGAGGGCTCTGGATGGCCGAAAATTCATCGGGAAGACGGACCGAACGGGACGAATGATCTGGCGTCTGGTAGACCTGTAATTTAGCCCCGCCTCCGAGCGGGGTTTTTAATTTATGAAATTTATAATCGATAACAGTCAATCGATACGCTCAGCTAATCAATCGCATAGGATGCAGGGGATGGAGGCCAAAATGCAGGGGATGGTTTTAGGCATCCTATGCAGCCTGAAAGCCGCGTAATGCAAGGGCTTGCGGCCTATCTGCATAGGATGCATAGGATACTTCTTAGAATAATAATAGATATATAATATAGGGTATACGGGGCGTCCCCCGCCGCTGGCACCACAGGATCTGGTAGCGACCAAAACATCCTATGCAATCCTATGCAATCCTATGCAAAATGGCCTGAAAGCCGCGTGGTACAAGGGCTGCAGCCCGATTGGGCATCCTATGCACATCCTATGCAGTGTTCGGACCCCGTCGGTGTGGCATAATCAGTGCACGAACTGTCAAAGGCCAATACGCCATGAGCGACAACCCTTACGAGAACCGGTACGCCAGCCTGACTTCCAGAGAGCAGGAATTCGCCGACCGGTACAGCGAGACCCTTGACCCGCTGAACAGCGCCCTGGACGCGGGCTACAGCCTCAAGGTGGCCCGCACGGTGTCCTACAGCTGGCTCAAGCGGCCGCACTTGAAGCCGGACCTGTATCAGACCTGCATGTACCTGCGGCATGAGCGCATCGCCAAGTTCCACGTCGAGTCGTCGGAACTGATCCGGCGGCAATGGCTGATCGCGACGGCGGACCCCGCCGAGCTGATCGACCTGGTGCGAGTCAACTGCAGGCACTGCTGGGGCACTGACTTCGGCTACCAGTGGAAGGAGCATGAGTTCGAGGCCGCTGTGGCCGCCTCTGAGCGCCCTGGCAAGGACGCACCGCCTTTCCCCGACTACGGGGGTGGGTTCGGCTTCAGCAGCATCGAGGACCCCAATCCGGAATGCCCCTACTGCCATGGCCAAGGGCACGAGGAGGTCCGCGCCAAGGATCAGCGCGATCTGTCCGAGGCGGGCCGCGCGCTGCTCAAGGGAGTCAAGGTGACCAAGAACGGCTTGGAAGTCATGATGCACGACCAGCAGGCTGCGGCCCGGCTGTTCGCCGAACTGGCGGGTTACAAGATTGACCGCAAGGAGCTGACCGGTGCCAACGGAGGACCCTTGCTTCCGCCGGTTACCACGATCACCACCAGTGACCCGAACGAGGCCGCGCGGATCTACGCCGACATGATGAAGGGCGGGAAGGTATGAGCCAGACGTTCGACTTCCGCAACCCTGACTATGCCCGGGTGTTCGCTGAGCGGGCCGAGCGCCTAGCCTGGATACGGGCCAACCCCGCCCAGTTCCCAGCCATATGGTCGTACTATCAGGAAAATCTGGCCGATTGGATCAACGACTGGGGCATGACGGTTGACCCGCGCAACGTCGAGCGCCGGCTGCCCGCCCAGGTGCCGTTCCTGCTGTTCGGCAAGCAGCGCGAGTGGGTGGAGTGGATCATCGAGCGCTGGCGCAACCAGGAGCCGGGCATCACCGAGAAGAGCCGGGACATGGGTATGAGCTGGCTGTCGGTCG